CAGGGGGCCAGAACCGCCGTAGCCGAAGGTTCAGTCAACAAGGAGACGTCCTGGCTCGTTATTGACGAGGATCCGCTCACGATCGGGACAGCCGGAGGGTCAGCGATCAACTGGCGCCAGTTGTCAACTGGCGCTGGTGGGGTATTGAGGGTTGAGGAGCAAGACGGCAGTCCATCGATCTTCCCGACCACTAAGATCGTTGTCCCGAACGATACCCTCATGACCGGTGGTCTAGGCGAGGCAGCTCTTGACTTCAATGCCTTCGCTCTAAGAGAGGTCGTCCTAACGTTCTCTGCGCTCGTAGCCGCAGGGACGGCTATAAACGTCCAGACGGGCGCCTACGCGGGGGCTGGATCACCTGCCACGATCAAGGGAGACGTTGACGTGACCCTCCCGGCTGTAGGGGCAGCCTTCGCAGGTGACGCCAGGATTGAGATCAAGCTCAACGGACAAGAGCTTGATAAGGGAGACGGTACGGGCAACGGTATCGCTGAATGGGTATCATCGACCCAGTTGAAGATCAACCTCAAGATTAAGCCTAGTGGGATGGTGCTAGTCCGCGCACCGTTCCCGACTGCATAGGAGAGAGCGAATGGGATTCCTCGATCAGGAAACTCAGGTCAGGAACAGTGACGTATATAACGACACCGTTTCTGCGGGATCAGGTCTCGAGACTCCGGGGGCAGGGAACCAGAATATCCGGTTCGACCTCAATGCGTTGCGCTCACAGGTTCGGAGGATTATCGACCCACAGGGGCTCACCGGTACGGCTGACTGGTTCGTGGATATCGCCACGGTCCTCAACAACTTCGGCCTGCGTCAGATCCACGACAAGAAGTTCGCATTCCGCTCCCCCATTACCCCCGGCACGAATGACTTCACTCTTGGTGCGCTTGCAGGGGTGGTGGAGATCGCTTCATCCCAGCTCGTTGGCGGGGTGGGGACCATCGCCGTCGGTCCCTCGTCCAATGCTGAGGGTGCGTACATCGCCGCCGATGAGTCCAACTTCACAGTTGCCGGCACTCCAGTCGCTGGACTGAGTGCTGCATTCGACGGCGACGGTGTACTACTCAACAAGGTAGACGTCATCGACTCCGTGACTAACGAGGCCCCGACTGACGGAGGAGTGACCGTCTTCGGCCTCCTGCAGACTGTCACCGGTACGTCGGACGGGGCAGCCATCGCGGCAAGCGGGTCGGAAAACCTTCAGATCAGCTTCGTCAAGATCGACCCAGGAACGGACGCGATCACCGCTGTCAGTCTCGTGTCTGGGACCTACCATTTCGGGCTCCCTCGGCAGCGGAGCTTCTACGCCCTGTCTCGTGGATCGATCGTCTCTGGCGTGGACGCTCTCCCCGACGCGATCGGTCCGTCAGCGACTCAGGTCCGCCTCCCATTCCGCCACTTCGACGTGACTGCTAACGCGGCTGCCGGTGAGTCCATGAACATCCAGACGGGTGTGTTCTCTGGCTCAGGTACCTCGAGCGTCTTCGGCAGCTTCGGGACCCCGATCCTCCCAGCGACTGCTGCCGAGTTCAGGGACGATGCTCGCGTCAAGATATGGAGGAACGGCAACCTCCAGAGCAAGGGCGCCGGGAAGGAGGTCCAGTACCTCTCGACGACCCAGATCACCTGGAGGGAGAAGCTCAAGGGCTCTGGCGCGAACGCTGATGAGATCGTCATCGAGTCCCCGGCGAGCTTCTAGCAGGAGGTCTCGTGGGTCGCCTAAGAACCGAACAGGTTGAACAACTTGCTGTTCAGGACCCTGGTGACCCCACGGCATCAGACGACTCAACGCTAGGTTACGTCAACGGAATGCGGTGGCTGAACACGACTACCAAGCGCGCATGGACCCTAGTCGATGACTCACCGGGCCTAGCCGTATGGCGTGAGAGCACTCCTTCGCCGGGAGGGACTGCTGACTTCGACAAGATCCTGACGACGGTTTCTACCTCTGTCGTGGTTGACAACGCTGGAAACGTGGTGACACGTCTATGAGCTTCCACAAGGATTTGGTCGGAACAGACCTCCATGGATCTAAGAGCAACTCGGGGACTGGCTCTCCAGTAGGGGTAGTTACGCCCGGGGTCGTGGGTGAGCACTACTTCGATACCACGAGCAAGAATGAGTGGGTCGCGTTCGGGTTAGTAAACACCAACTGGCAGCTTATCGGAGGTGGGATGGGGGGCCTGGCCCCGGTGACCGCAGTCGGGACCGTCACCACCACCAGCCTTGCAGACGTGCTCACGACTGGCATGACTATCACGCCACCGGCCGGAATGTATCGGGCGAGCTTTACAGGCTCTGCCGGTAACTTTCTCTCTGCACAGTCGGTGTTCCTATCGCTCTACGCGGGCGGTGTGAAGGCGTCCGAATCAGAGCGTGTGCTCACTTATGGGGTCACCTTCATCAACATCGGTGGTGGGTTCAGATACCCGTTCACCTGCACTGCGGAAGTTATAGTCAACGGATCTCAAGCTATCGAAGGTCGGTGGCGGGTAAGCGGTGGGACAGGATCCATGGTGCTGGGCCGTGTCCTCAGTCTGGAAAGGGTGGCCTAGTGGCTACGCAGTTCGTTTACGATATTGCCGCTGATTTCCCTGTGGGAAAAGTCAACTTGGTCAGGCTCAAGCAGGAGATCGAGGCCTCGTCTATCACCATTGCGCTAGGTGACATCGGCTCAGTAGGCGGGGTTCTGGCTGGCGACGTGCTCACAGGTGGGTCGCTGACTGTCACATTCAAGGCCGATCTCTCACCAACAGACAAGGCCACTCTTGACGGAGATACGGCTGCACCTGCTGGCGGGCTTATCGCCGCGCACGACAACACCCCGACCCCTAGCACCATGCCGAAGCTCGATGAAGAGGGGGTAACACTCTCGAAGCCTCAGCCGCAAGATGTTGGCTATGAGATGTGTGATCGTGACTTCAAGATCGTGACCTGCAAGGTGTCACAAGCAGCAGCAGTTGAGGACCTCAAGCAGGACCCAGTCACGCTGCGAGAGGTCGCCTGGACTGGTCCCGAGCTAAAGATCGTGGGCGTCTACAAGGACGCCGGACCCGGGGCGCTGGTCTCCTGTGTAGATCAGGCAGACGCAGACTTGAACGGGATCCTCTCGGTGTTCGACTATAAGGCGTATGACCAGGCAGACGGCGTCACCATGATCCCGTACAACATCCGGTCAGGGTCTCTCGTATCAGATCCTGCTATCGATGTCGCGGCTGTCCCGGCGGCGCGGTTCCAGCACCGCGCCTACCTCATAGCGGCTCCAGACCTGGGACAGCCCTACTTCGTGCGGACGTTCGACGGCTATGTAGCTGGGCGCCCGAATGCGGGTGAGTTGAGTACAGAAAGTCCCACTGCGAAGAAGCTCGACCCGGCCCTGGTGCCTGGGGTATCGAACGTGTTGCGGCTCTACGTACACCACCCAGCAGGGCAGAGCAACTCACACATTTTGTGGCTGCTGACCTATCGTCCGTCGGGGACGTTCTGATGCTCGACCCGAATCGTCGCGCACGCTACTATGAAGCCAGACCTGAACTGCTCGAACGCATGAGGGCGCTTGGGTGGATCAACGGGTGCGGGTCAGGGTGGGCTGACGTGCCTGACTTCATGTGGGAAGAAGACTGCGATGAGCATGACTTCGACTACACCGTAGGTGGAACTGAGTCAGACAGACTCGACACCGAGTGGCGCTTCTCAATACGTATGATCCAGCGGGTCAACGAGACCTACAGCTATTGGAATCCGATGCGGTTCTTCGCACGCATGATGGCCTGGGCCTACTATCGTGGCGTGAAGGCACTCGGTGAGTTGATCGGTGCTTGGTCTGACCGTGAACGCGGGCTGACCATGTCTGAGTTGAAACAGCTAGTGTCGGAAGCCGAGGCATCACGGGGCGAGGATTCACCGAACACCTAGCTCGATCACTAGAACCTCGTCAGCTACACTCCTACACAGGAGTCATCATGCCTAGCCTTGGACGCGGACAGACGAGCGACTGTAGCAATCCGGTCCTCGACCTCTTCACGGCGGTCGGCAATCCTCCTGTACCGACGAACGTCGACATCCTCGAGTTCAGGATCTTCGACATCAGCACCCCAGCGAAGCGCAGTACCCCAGTCCAGGTCTTCCCGCTAGCAGCCGGGACATATCAGGCAGTCGATGCCCTGAATGACTGCCCTACTGGTCAGCGTCTATCAGTCGGCCGCTACGTTGCAGAGTACACCGTCGATGCAGCGGAGCCTCTCGGAGATCACCTGATCGAGTGGCGCTTCCAGCAGACGATCGTTCACCCGCAGGAGACCTACTGCGAAGAATTCACCGTCACACCGTCGATCGTGATCAACCCCGACGACAACCTCTACTGCTCTGTCGCTGAGATCCGCGCTGAGGGCTACAGTGAAGCGCTGCTCCCGGGCTACACGGCGCAGCAGTTCGACGACCGGATCCAGTCCCTGATCCGCATGGCGAGTCGCTACGTGGACAAGGTGACCGGGCGTTGGTTCTACGCTCAGACGTTCGACGAGAACAACCGCTTCATCGTCGACGGCAAGGGCGGCTGGATCACGGCTCCCTTCGACGTCCGAAGCGGCTCCCGCACGCTGATGCTCAAGATTCCCATCATCCGCCTCGACAAGCTGTTCATCCGCAGCGACGGGACTTTCAACCCGAGCCTGACCGAGATCGACCTCAGCGGCGAACTGATTCAGGTCTACAATCGTCACATCAACGGGCTGACTCATCCAGACGACCGCGAGAATCCCCGGATCGCCTTCATCCATACTCGCGCCGTACAGACTATTGCAAGCGGTCTATTTCCGGCCCCACAAATCTTCCCAGAGGGTAAACAGAACGTCCACATTGAGGGGGTCTTCGGCTACACGGACCCGGACGGTAGCCCGTTCGGCAAGACCCCTGATCTGATCCGTCAGGCGACGTGCCGGCTGGTCGCCCGGGACATCCTGCTCGACGCCGATGAGTGCGAGAAGTTCGCTGCAAACAACAAGTTCAGGATCCTCTCGGACAAGGAAGGCTCGACTACGATCAGGCTCCAGAGCCTCTGGCTTGGAGGCGCATTCACCGGAGACCCTAGGATCGACACCGTCCTGATGATGTACCGTCGTCCACCAAGGATCGGTGTCGTATGAGCACACCGGAGGAAGCGCGAGACGCGGGCTGCACCTTCTATTCCCTCCCTGGAGAGCTTGGCGACGAGGGAGTTGACCCGAAGATCCTCCCGATCTGCGAGGCGATCAACGCGAGTGGCTACTGCTGGACCGCTGAGTCTTGTGCCGGCCATCCTGACTCGCCGGAGCCTCGCTGGGTCGACAACGTAGAGCCCATGCTGAGGCTCGTCTACGAGGCGTGCGACGAGGGCCGAGTGCTCTCTGCACTACTCAGTGCGTGTCGCTCCATGGAGGTCATGCCCGATGACGGAGACGGCATGACCCTCTGGAGCCGGCCTCAGGCGGCGGGACTCAAGGTGTTCCCGAGTATGAAGGGACAGCCAGGGTGGTGCGAGACCCTGATCTATGTCTACGCTACCACCGCTTGGTCTCGCGACAGGGGATTCGAGGCGCTGCGTCGATTTGCTGAGCGGCTGAAGGAGACGACGTGAACAAGGTCAGGCTTTACACCAATGACGGCAGGTTTGTGACTGAGGTAACCGTCCCTCCCTGGAAAGTCCCGGTCGAGGTCTACGTCTGGGGCCAACGCATGTTCATCCTCCGCGAGGACGGGCGCTATACAGAGGCGTCTGGCATGTTCTGGGTCCCCCGGGAGATGAAGGACACCCCGAGCGCCCCGGTCGGCAAGGGGTGGCCGGAGAACGCTCACCCTGACGACCACCCGATGAACCGGGCCAAGGACACAGCCAGCGGAGAGCCCCCGGTCGACGGCCACTGGGACGGACCCACGCCGACGCCGGAGAAGCTCGCTGACGGACAGCACCGCGATCACTGGGTGCTTCCTGAGTCTGAGCGCGCCAAGGGCTTCGTTCGGCCGGTCCGCACGTCCTACGTTCACGTCGGACCCCCGAAGCCAGGTACGTTCCGAGAGTTGACCGTCAGCGAGCAGGAGCGCCATGCCGGCATGGGCTACGTGCGCTTTGAAGAGTACGGCGAAGGCAAGAGCCCGGTCACCGGGAGGTTCTGGACCCAGGATGACCTCGACCGTCTCGGGTCGTCCTGCGGCGCCCACACGACCATGCCTAAGGCAATCGCTGAGACCTATGCCCGTGACCCGGGTTACTACGGCAAGACCTTCTGTGCTGGTTGCAAGCTATACCTCCCGGTCGGCGCGAAGGGTGAGTTCACCTGGGATGGGAGCGACGAAAGGGTCGGGACCTAATGGGGATCCTCAAGCCGTGCCTGAGCACCTCAGGCGACTCCGTTGTGGTGGGCAAGTTCTGCCTCTATGACGAGGTCGAGGCTATCAACGTCTCGGTGACCAATCCGGGATTCGATGACCTGATGGGTGAGCCCTTCCTCGAGGACACCAACGGGGACCGGATCGGTGAGCGCGTGCGTCCTGAGATCGCAGTTGACGTGCTGGGCAAGATCGAGTTCGGGACGTTCGAGGAACAGGTCCAGGACCCGGCAGGGAATGCACCGCGGAGTCGGGCGCGATTCCGGGTGGCCCGTTCTGAGCTGTTTGATCGAGGCCTCCTGGTAAACGGAGTGATCCTGCTCCGTCCTAACGACAGGTTGAAGCGCCTCGAGGACCGTCGTGGTCGGATCCGGTGGGATTTTGAAGACGATGACCGCGATGGACTCTACGTGTTCGAGGTCCGACCCAGTGAGACTGGGAGCAACATGGTGGACGTCTTCCTCGAGAACCGTCGTCCGGTCGAACAGTAGGCTTGCGGTACCGCAAGTGGCCGGCTTCAGACTTAACACCAGACTCAAGGGAAGCAAGGTCGCCAGGAAGCGGTTCGCACAGGCCGTCCAGAACACGAGGAAGCGTCAGTGGCTAGTCGTCCGCCGGGCCGCCCTATTCACCGAGAAGGAGCTGAAGAAGGGGATCAGGAGCGGAGCCCCGGGGGGAAAGAAGTTCAAGCCCCTGGCGCCGTCCACGCGGATTCTCAGGAAGGGACGCAAGCCCCTGATCGACACCGGCTCCCTGCTCCGGTCGATCAAGACCACGCTGATCAAAGCACGCCTCTCCGCGTTCGTCGGCGTTCACCGGACGACGGCCGGCGGCGCCTTCAACGTGGCCCTCGTCCACGAGTTTGGGTCAGCCCCATTCGTCATTCCGGTCACGCCCGCAGTGAGGCGCCTGTTCTGGTACTTGCACTTTGTCAGCAACGGGAAGATCTTGCCCCTGAGTCCGAGCAAGACCCAGATCATGCATCCGGGCGTTCCGGCGCGACCGTTCGTCCGCCCGACGATCCAAAAGATTCAACCTCAACTTCATGGAGTCATGCTCAAGACGTTCGCTGAACGCGGTGGTCCTATCTGATAACATCACAGTAAGCCCGGAGGCGAGCTAGATCATGGTCGCTCCCACGGTAAACACGCTCACCCCAAACACCGGGTTTAGCCGGGGAGGAACGTGTGTCACCATCGACGGGGCCGACTTCCTGCTACCCTCTGCCGGCGGTACCGTGAAGGTGTACTTCAACGACGTCGAGGCAGTCGAGGGTGGTCCGGTTGATGACACGACGGTGCTAGTCCTCACCCCTCCGGGCATTCTCGGCGTCGTGGACGTCCGGGTTGAGAACGTGCCCGATACGGGGACAACAGAGCCGACGACCGTCGTAGGTGGATTCACCTATCAACTGCCACAGCTTGAGACCAACCGTGACCTCGGGGTATCCGAGGACAGCGTGCTGCTCCTGGTCACACGGACGCTGATCAAGGAGTTCAGGCGAGCAGTTATCGCTAACACGCACCACGACATACACCCCGAGTACGTCGACGCTCTCAGCGCGAGCCAAGGCCAGGAGGTCCAGGCTGTTGCCCCGAACCTGAAGGTGATCGGACCCAACGTGTCCGAAGATAGGTTCTACAGCCTCAACGGTCGCTTCAACATCGAGACCGTCCCTGGTTTCGACGTCTACGACCAGCCGGTCACCGTCAGGCTCGACTACGACTACGTTGGTGTCGGGAGGAGCAAAGGCGAGGCGTTCAACCTCTGGAGTGCGATCACCGCCTACCTCAACCGCAGCATCTTCCTCGAGGTGCCGAAGGACGGGCTCGACCCGGTCAACGGGGTCATTGCCTTCGAGCTGAACCCCACCTTCGACGAGCGTGCCAAGTTTAGGACGACCACGCGACAAGGGTTCCACCAGTTCACTGGCGCCCTGCACCTGCGCGGCGTCCATGCAGTTGCTAACCTTGTTTGTCCAGGCCGCCGCGTCGTAGACTGTGTCATCGTGACGGAGAAGTTGACCATCCCCTGACTGAGTTAGCGGTACCGCAAGCTCACAGCTTGATACCTCAAGCCGGCGTCTGCTAACATCCCGGCGTAGCACGGAGATCCCGACATGGCGAAACTCAAGAACCTCACCCGGCGCATCCGCTCCTTCAACCTCGAGCACCCAGCGTTCGTCAACGCCCAGGGTGACAACGGTGTCGGGAAGCCGGAGTCACTGACCATGATGCCCCTCGAGGCCAAGGACGTCCCGGACGAGGCCCTGGAGTGCCGTGAGATCCGGGCGTGCCTGAAGCCGTCGAAGGGTCACCCTACGCTCCGCGTACTGGCGTAGTGTAAGCCCGAGCGTAGGACCCCAATACAGGAGGGAAACACATGCCCCCGAGCAACCTGCTTCTCGCGTCCAAGATCGTCGTGGTCGAGGAGCCGCCCAGTATCCGCAACATCTCCGGGGTGCCGACCGCCATCGCTGCCTTCTCTGGGGTCACCGAGCGGGGTCCAGTCCGGGTCCCACAGTTCATCACGAGCTTCGAGGAGTTCGTGTCGATCTTCGGCGGGTTCATCACGGGCTCGGACCTCCCGCTTGCGATCCAGGGAGCGTTCCAGAACGGGGCTACCGCGATCTGGGTGAGTCGTGTCACGCACTACACGGACATCAACGACGGGAATTCGACGACCGCCGTGAAGGGCACCCAGTCGATCCCTGACCGTGGAGGGGCTGCGGCAGCGGCGATCCTTAACTCGAGCGCTGGGCCTTTCCAGCTCGAGCCTGGTCAGCAGCTTGACGTGAACATCGACGGAGCGGGAACGGACTCGCTCACCTTCGCGGCGACGCCGGCTGAGGCCCTCTCGGGAAATACGGAACCGTTCTCGCTCGTCAACGGTGACACGCTGGTCTACCGGACCAACGAGTCACCTGAGTCGGCCGTGCTCGGGACCCTCCGCACGATCACCTTCCTGACGGCCGACTTCGTCTCGATCGGTGCCGCGACTGCCGAGGAGGTCTCGGCAGTCATCAACCGGGACGGGATCGGCATCAGCGCCGAGGCGACCGGAGGGACGACGGTCACCATCCGGTCGGATGCTCGTGGGTCATCTGGGACCCTCGTCATCGATGCGTCCTCGACCTCGATTGCTGCCGGGAAGCTGAACATCACCTCCGGCACGATCAGCAGTGCAGGTCCGAACAACGTTGCCCTGATCGATGCCGTTACGGCTACCGAGATCGCGGCCCTGCTCACTGCTCTCCCACTGAGCGCTGGAACGGCAACGGAGCCGACCGCCGGCACCTTGACCCTGACTGGCGTCACCACGGGCGTCACAGGCACGGTGGTGATCGAGGCGACTACGACGGCGCTCGGAATCTTCACAGGCGCACTGCCGATCACTCAGAACGGGACCAACGCCGCGGTCACGAACACGCTGACCGTGACCGGGCGGGATCCCGGGACATGGATCACCAGCTACTCGGTGGTGATCGAGCCTCCCACTTCGGGTGACGCGGACAGGTTCAACCTCCGCATCACGCGGAATGGGGCGACGCAGGAGTCCTGGCCGAACCTGTCGATGGATCCCGTCGACGCCCGCTACGCTGAGGCGTTCCTGAATGCCAACTCAGGACTGGTCGACGCGACGGACCTGTTCAGTGGGGCTACGTCTCCGGCCAACCTGCCCGCCCTGGGAACCTACACCGCCTGGGCCAGCCAGGACGATGGCCTCACGGGGCTGGTGGACGCTGACTTCACCGGGAGCCAGGCCGGTGGGACGGGACTGTTCGCCTTCGACCTGGTCAACAACATCACACTCCTGGTGGTGCCGGGTCGGGCAACGTCGGCAGTCCAGAACGCGATGATCCAGTACTGCGAGGTCGAGCGCGTTGGATCGTGTTTCGCGATCCTGGACCCGCCGGAGAACCTCGACGAGCAGGCCATCAAGACCTACTTCGAGAGCACGGCAGCCCTCGCTGGGCTCTCAGAGTTCGGTGCCGCCTACTGGCCCAGGGTCGAGATCCTGAACCCCAGTACGCTGATCTTCGGTGCCGCCGCGCGCCTGGTCATTCCTCCTGCGGGACACCTGATGGGCATGTACGCCCGGACGGATGCGAGCCAGCCCGGAGGCGTCTACCAGGCTCCGGCTGGTGTCGAGGTCGGTCGCCTGTTCGGGGTTCTCGGATTCGAGACTGATGACGTCCTTGACGAGAGCAAGCGCGACGTGGTCTTCCCGATCCCAGTTAACCCCATCACGACGATTGCCGGGAGTCCCAGGCACGTTGACGGCGCTCGGACGCTCAAGCGCGACGGCAACTTCCCGTCCGTGGCAGAGCGCCGCGGAGTGATCTTTATCGAGCAGAGCCTCAAGGCAGGTCTCCTGTTCGCAAAGCACCGGAACAACGACCGGCGCCTGCGGATGGAGGTCAAGCGGACCATCGAGGCGTTCCTGCTGATCCAGTTCAACGACGGAGCATTCCGTGGTGACACGCCGGCCGAGTCGTTCTTCGTGGACGTCTCTGACGCCCTAAACCCCATCGAAGAGGTCTTCGCTGGTCGTCTCAACGTCCGCATCGGCCTCGCTACTCAGAAGCCCGCCGAGTTCATCATCCTCACGTTCACGCAGGACACGCGTGCACTCGAGGAGCGTCTCGCCGATCAGCTGGGTAGCTAGTCCATCAAAGGAGTACAGACATGGCCGCAATCGAAGGACTCGTTCGCAGCTTCTACAAGAAGTTCAAGTTCAGGGTCGAGATCCAGGGCGTGATCTGGGCCGGATTCCAGACCTGTGGAGACATCGCCATCGAGGTCGCCACGATCGAGCACCACGAAGGTGGAAGCCTGGTCCCGAACAAGAGCCCAGGTCGCGTTACCGTGCCGGACGTCGAGCTGACGCGCGGAGGGACCGACGACCTGGACCTCTACGCCTGGATGCAGCAGGTCGTGGCGGCTGGTGGGATCCTGGTGGATCCGAGTCAGAAGCGCAGCGTCGACATCGTCCAGCAGGACCGTGCCGGCGGCGAGCTGCGCCGTTGGACACTCATCAACGCCTACCCCGTCCGCTGGAAGGCTGGCGACTGGGACAACGGTGCTGACGAGAACGTCATCGAGTCGATCACACTCGCCTATGACTACCCGACCATCGGGGGTGACTCGACGCCGTAGCCGCAGCCCGTAGGCTTGCGGTACCGCAACTGACCCGCTAGGACTGAACACAGTACAGGAGACTACATGACCCAGACTCTGAATCAGGTGAGCAAGGACACCCTCAAGGGCGGACTGCTCCACGCCATCGTTGCGGACCTTCGCAACAAGGAAGACAACATCGCGTTCACCGCAGCGACACCCGCGGCTCCGGCCGGAGCGACCGAGCTGACGCTGACGCTTGAGGTGCGCGATGTCGACAACGACAAGGTCCGTGTCAGCGACGAGGACACGCCGGACAAGGCCGCCATCCGTGATGTCCAGGTGGACATCACTGGCGGCACCGCGACCGGCAAGCAGTTGTTCCCCGACGGTAACGGTGCTGCGGCTGCGGTCGATGCCTCGGCCATCGTTCGCTTCAAGAACGGCAAGGCCCGCGTCAAGGTTCTCGTAGGCAGCACCGGCACCGTGATCCTGGGTCTGACCGACTCAGCCGCGACCGGCCTGACCGTCACCAGTACCTCAACGGTGACATTCAGCTAGCCCTCTTCCGGGGCCGGACTGGGTCGCCTCGCCCAGTCCGGCCTTGCGGTACCGCAAGGGTTGAGAGAACGGGGCCTGCCAAGTTAGAGCTGATTAGAGAAACCGAAACCGAAAGAGGGACGCAGATGAGCGTTCGCGTTGAGTGCCCGAGCGGGTTGACCGTTGTCCTGAGGCGCTTCAGGGTCCGCGATAAGAACCTCCTAGCCAACAAGAAGGTCCACCGCCAGGGAGCCACCACGGCGCTCCTGAAGGCGATCACTGAGTCCGTTGAGGACCCGGGACCTTACGCTCAGAATGAGTCTGGCCTGGTTGACTGGGACAGCGTCATCCAGGGAGACCGCACCGTGGCTCTGGTCAAGAACCGGATCGCTACCTGGGGCGACACCATGACTGCCCAGCGTCAGTGCAAGAACAACCGCTGTGGTGAATCGGTCAAGATGGAGTACGCCCTCAGCGACCTGGCCGTCCGCCCACTCCCGGAGACCTCCAGGCCACACGTCCAGGACCCGTCCAGGCCGCTCCAGTGCAAGCTACCGAGCGGAGTCGTCGTCTCATTCAAGCTCACCCGGGGTAAGGACGAGAAGGCGATGCGGAAGCTGAAGAAGCAGCGTTCGGACGACCTCGCGACGGCCTTCCTACAGTACAGGATCGTCGAGGTCGCGGGAGTCAACCCGTCTGACCTCAGGAGCTTCCTCTCGGACCTCGATGGTAGGGACGACACCGCACTCCAGGAAGCCTTCGATGAGGCTGACTGCGGGATCGACACGAAGGTGGTCTTCGAGTGTGAGGAGTGTGGATACGAGTGGAACGAGGACGTGGAGCTGACTGAGGATTTTTTGTTCCCCAGTTCGACCGGGAAGACTTCGACAACGAGGTAATGGCTCTCCTGTCGGCCCTGCCGGATCGCGCTCACTTCCGACTAGCTGGCTACGAGGACCTGCTCTCGATTCCCGTGTCGCTGTGTGACAAGATGCTGGAGCAGCTGGTCGAATGGCGCGGACAAGAGGACGCGGCATTCGCGAAGATGAAGAAGGGCAAGTAGTCGCCTCAGTGGACCCTAACAACCCAGGTTGCGAAGCAGTCATCACGGCAAGCACCGTGGGTAGGGAGGAGGTGTCATGGCCCTGAATAATCTGGGCCTCATACCTCGGAATCGTCTTCACTGCATCTGACCTAGCGTCGAGCGTCATCCAGGGCCTCGGGAGGAACTTTCTCGGGCTCGACGACCAGGCGACCAGGTTGGCCGACAAGATGTCGAAGAAGCTGGGCATCAGCACGGATGCCCTCACGGCATCGATGAAGGGGCTCGCCTCCGGCCTTGCAATCGCCGCCTCAGGCATGGTCGGGCTCAGTGCGGCATTCGCTGCCGCGGACCCGGCAGGCGAGTTCGAGTTTAAGCTCGCTGGTATCCAGGCGATCCTCGGCGCTACGTCTAAAGAGATGCGGAACCTCGAGAGCGCCGCCCTCAAGGCCGGTATCGCTACCCAGTTCAGCCCACTCGAGGCCGCGAAGGGCCTCCAGATCCTGGCCCAGGCAGGCTTTGACGCCAAGGGATCGATCGAGAAGCTGAACCCTGTCCTCGACCTCGCCGCCGCTTCCCTGGGCCAGCTAGGGCTCCAGGAGTCTGGCGGGCTCGCAGTAGCGTCCATCAAGGCATTCGGGGACAAGCTGAGCGGCACTACAGAAGCGATGGACCTCTTGGTCAGGGCGACTACACGAAGCTCACTCCAGTTCCGCGAGCTTCCACTCGCGCTCGGTATCGCTACCCGCGGAGCCAAGCCGTTCAACGCATCGATGCAGGACACGCTAATCGCCCTCGGTGAGGTCCGAAACGTCATCCCCACCATCGAACGCGGTGCAACTGCGGTGGCAGTCACGATGGAGCGCCTCGCTACCCCGACCACCAAGGCGTCTAAGGAGATGGAGCGACTGAAGCTCAAGGTCGCCGATGCACAGGGCAAGTTCCGCCCCTTCCTGGACATCATTTCCGAACTTGCATTCAAACTCAAGGACATGAGCCAGCAGCAGCGCGCCGCGTCGCTCCAGATCCTGTTCGGTCGTCGTGCTGGGGCCGGAGCGATCGTTTTGCTGGACCAGATCACCAAGCGTGCTGAGATGGCCGGCGAAGGCATGGCTGGGTTCAGTAAGGCCATCGCCCTAATGCGCGGTGAGATGGCGAAGGCGTCCATCACCGCCAAGAGTTTCCGAGATAAACTGCTCGATACCTTCAAGGGCCAGAAGATCCTCCTGCGCGGCACCGTGGAGACTATCGCTATTGCTATCGGGAAGCCGTTCACGAAGGTCCTCAAGCCGGTCGTGCTTGGGATCACGCAGTCACTGAACTTCTTGCTGCGGCTATTCCTCGGGATCAATCCCGCAGTGAAGAAGTTCTTCGCTACCTTCTTCCTCGCTGCATCGGCTACTGCCGTAGTGGTCGGGCTGTTTCTGGCGATCTCAGCGCTCGCTGGTCTTATCGCCGGAACGCTTGCTACCACTATCGGAGGACTCCTGATCGCCTTCGGTCAGTTCCTGCTGATGGTCGGGTTGGTAGTAGGCGCCCTGTTTGCTCTCGAGGCTGCTTGGGACAACAACGTAGCCGGGATCAAGAGCGCATTCCTGCCTATCATCGAGAAGGTCATTCTCGCGTTCAAGGGCCTCGTGGCCCTAGTTACGAAGGGAGAGATTACTGGGATCCTGGCAGACCAGCTCTCAAAGCCAGAGAACAGTGGTCTGCTCGACTTCCTAGAAGGATTCACCAGGATCTTCGCCGTCGTCAAGGCAATCGCGATGGGGATCTTTGGAGCCTTCCGAGACGCCTTTGACCGGATCGCAGTACGGTCAGCTCCGGTCTTTTTTCAACTCCGCAAGAGTTTGTCTCTGATCGGCAGCATTTTCCTCAAGCTCGGCAAGATCATCGGGAAGGTATTCGGGATCCAGATGACTGAGGACGGGATCGACTCCATCACCACGCTCGCCAACGTGATCACCAAGGTCTTGATCGAGCCATTCGTGTTCGGGCTAGAGATACTCATTGACCTGTTCTCGGCGCTGATAGCCATCATCAACGTCGTCCTAACGGTGGTCGACACGATCGCAGCTCCGTTTGTGTCGATTGCTGAGGTGATCGGTGGGGTATTCGAGACCGTCTTCGGGATCCTCACGCTCAACTTCAACACCCTATTCCAGGGGATCACGCGGATCATCAACGCCGTCGTAGGTATGGTCAACGCGACGGTCAGTGCACTCCAGAAGGTGGCCTTCGCCGCAGCCCCTACTCAGGCTGTGGCTAACTCAGCAGTGCAGTCGCTCGAGAAGCTGAAACTACAGCAGTTTCGTCCTGAACAGGTAGCCTTTGCATTCGGGGCAGACAAGACAGCTGCAAGCCTACGCCAGGAACGACTGAAGGCTGAGGCCGGTCCGCCGAAGCGTGCCACACTCAAGGCTTCACCGACTGCGCCCCCAGATTCGACGGGAACGAACGCGAGTGCGGTACCGCAAAGTGTCCCGGCATCGACCCGCGGTGGAGGGTCAGCACTCAATAGAGTGGACACCGCTAGGCTAATCGAGGCTGCTATCGCTGCCGGAGTGGTTTCTGAGCGCGGACGTCCCATCATCGTTGAGGGTGCAGTCACGCTAGATGGACGGCGCATGGGCACCATGCGGGCTCAGCAGGAGCGCAACGCGCGGGCCAGACGTGGAGCGTTCAACCCCAGCTTGAGGGATGAGTAGTGGACCCAACCGCAGCTGCATTCAACATCGGGCGAAAGTCAGCCGGATCTCCCGACTTCACAGACTCCCTCTCGGTCCGTCCACAACGTGGGTTCATCAGGAACCTAGACAACGGGCGTAGGCAACAGTTCCTGTTCAATCCCCAGCAGTTCGACGAGACCTATGAGGCTGTCTATGCACGTAAGGGTGCGCCAGGACTCAGCCATGAACGGTTGCAGTACCTGGGTAACAAGAACGCCAAGATCCCACTCGACCTGATCTACGACGAGTACTTCCTCCGGCAGGGATTCCTCGACCACTCGTCTGTTGGTGGACTGTCTCGCAGGCTAGTCCAGGACACCAACACATCGACGCGCGTCTCAGCGAATACTGGAGTCGATGCAGTCAAACGGTTCTTCCTCGAGGCGATCTATCCCCGGCGGAGCCAGCGCCTGATCACGGCGAGTCCCCCAGCGCTGCTGTTCATCTGGCCTGGTGAAATCTCGATGCGGGTCCGCATCACCAAGCTGCGTTTCCGCCACAAGATGTTCGAGGTGGGGACTAGTTTTACCCGCGTCATGGTCGTCTCGGTCACACTTGAGGAGGACGTCCAGGAACGCATCTTCAGCGACGCAGTCTTCGTTTACGGGACGCAGCGTCCATGGGCCACTAGTGACCGACCGCGCCGAAAGGGTTCGTAGTGCCTGCTGTCCGGCTTAGTCGCTACGAGTTCGCCCCTGTAGAAGTCGACGCCTGTGGGCGCATGTTCCTTGACGTCCCGGACCCGATCGCGCGCGTAGTTCGCTCTACCGACATCCGCGGCATAGCTGGTGAGACTGATTCCCCGTTCACGCTTTCCTGGAAGGCCTACCGGGAGCTGTTGGATCGAGAGCAGGACATCCGACCGACAGGATTCTGGGACGTGATCGCCCAGGTGAACAACCTGATCGACGCCGTTCCGGTCCTTGAGTCCGGCACGGTCAACATCGAGCCAGGCACGGTCGTGCGGATCCCGAACATCGAGGCCCTCATGGGCGAGATCCGCGTACCTCCCCTGTTCTTCGTCCTGGCTGACTCCGGGACGGTTATCCCATGACGGCACGCGACACGTCATCGCCTGGTTTCGTCATCACGGTCATCGCCGCGAATCCCGAACTGCGGATCGATGGCAAGACGGATCCGACTACGGTGGGCAAGATCCTCGAGAACATGGATGACGTCAATAAGAGGATTCTGTCGTTTACCTACGAAGATGATGAGAAGGCCCACGATGTCCTGAAACTCAAGGTCGACAACCAAGACATGTACTTCATGGAGCATCCAGCCTGGATAAAGGGGAACCTCGTCCGTTTCTTCTTCGGGTACCCAGGAAGGATCTTCGGTCCGAAATACGTGGTCATCGACTCAGTTCAGGGGTTCCTTGAGCTTGACATCACCTGCGTAGAAGACGCTGCCCTCGCGAACATTTCCTACGTCCGTAAGTTTGAGAACTTCTCCATCGAAGACGTGATCCGTCGACTGATCGTCGATCGCTCATTCGGACCTAACATCACGGCGTATTCGATTCCGAAGGACGACGCGCGCCTCCAGGAAAAGAAGACGTTCAGCCAGTCAAGGCAGTCCGACTGGCAGTTCCTCCAGCGTCTAGCCGAGCCACTGGGCTATGAGGTCTACATCGAGCACGAGATCCTTTTCTTTAAGCCCCGTGACTTCTCTGCAAGGCCAGACCGGAGCTACGAGTACTGGTACGGGATCGGTGATCTGCTCAGCTTCGACATCAAGGAGTGGCGCGCTGCCGATCGTCCGGCTGAGACAGTCGTCGTTGGACGAAACCCGATCGAGCGCAAGACGATCTCCGCAACTGGTTCAAACACCAAGACCACCCGAGACACCCTCGGTAACCAGAACAGCGTCTCCATCAGAGCAGATCGTGCTGGTGCGCTCCAACGCCGACCCGCGGGTAAGACGGTCCACACCACGCCAGCTAAGACTCAGGGCGAGGCTAAGACTGAGGCCGATTCGCGGTACCGCAAACAGGAGCAGAAGGAGGTCGAGGCATCAGCTCGGATCATCGGAGACCCAGAGCTGAGGGCCAAGTCGATCATCAAGATCGTCGGGATCAGCCGGCAGCTATCTGGTCTCTACTACGTCAAGAAGCACGTCCACACGATCGACCGCTCAAACGGCTACACCGGGGACCTCTCACTGCTCCGTAATGCCGTCACGGCCATACCCACTACGACGCCTCCGACTACGGACCCGACTAAGGCCACTGAGAACAAGAAGGATCCAGCAAAGACTAAGGAATTAGTCATCAGGGCCATCAAGTCTGGAAAGATAGTCCAGCAGCGTCAGTAGCAGCCCAGGAGGCCGTGAGAGAGCCCCGTGGTTCGTCTCAAATCCAAATCAGGTGTCCTAGGACCTATATCGGATCCATGACGACTACAGGGCCTCAGAAGGCGTCAGGGTTGCGGTACCGCAAGGTCGAGACATGAGCAACACAGCAACGGACAAACACACCCAGGAACGCGACACCCGGGGGGCACGCTACGACCATATGTGGCTAGGCGAGGTAGTAGCGAACGACGACCCACTCAAGCTCGGTCGGGTCCAGGTCTTCGTAGACGGGATCCATGAGCCTTCGAGTAACTGGGCCTTCCCGATCGGGTTCATGCACGGGGTGAAGGAGGGCATCTGGGCTGTTCCACGGGTAGGTGCCCAGGTAGTCGTCTTCCTGAACCAGGGTGACGTCGACCACCCCTACTACATGCCTGGCCCGTTCGGGGCCCCGGGCGGAGCCACTGACGTACCGGACCAGGTTCCGACCGGAGACGTTGATCACTGGGTGGTCCGGTTCGCCCAATGGCACGTCGTCATCAACGGCCGGGACTCGGACGCCAAGATGACCGTCAAGGACGAGGTCTCTGGCACTACGCTCGAGATCGACCGGATCAACGGTCCAGGCGACTTCCTCCAGGATGTCAGGGGCAGTGAGACGGTCAAGGTAAATCTCGACCGTGACGTCACGGTCGAGCAGGGCAACGAGACTCACACGGTGGCCCTAGGAAACCGGACCAAGCAGGTCACGGTCGGGAACGAAGTCGAGACCATCGGCGGAAACAAGACCAAGACCGTCACGGGCGGCGAAGTCGACACGATCAACGGCGCAGCAGGAAAGGTTGAGACCGTCACGGGCGTAGCCGGATCCACGGAGACCATCCCAGCCGGACCCAAGACGGTTACAGCCGGGCTAGCAGTAAACGTGACTGCTGGTGCGGCGATGACACTCACGGCTGGTGGGCTCTTGTCGATGATCGGCTCCGGGGTCTCGATGAACAGCGGAGGCGGACCGACTACGGTCGTCAGCGGAGGACTGGTGACCAAGCAGTTCCTAGGCGCGGTACAGGAGACGATCACCGGGATACTGACACAGACCCTGAACGGTGCTGCAACCATCAACGCCGCCGGACTCTACGCAGTGATCGGGGCCTCTATCCAGCTCGGGATCACGGCAGCGCTCAAGAGCCTAGTTACCCAAGACGTTTTCGCCCAGTGGGGAAACCTCCATACTCACGGAGGAGGATCCGTTCCTGACCAGAAGGTCGTTCCCTCTGCAACGGGCCCAGACGTCGACATCAACCTCGTGACTACACAGAACGTGACTGCGAGCTAGGTGAGGATCAGATACTATGCCCACCAAGGAGGCCTAAGTGGCCTACAAGATCACCTTCACGGACGGCGTCATCAGGCAGTTCCCGCTCGGGACCCAGCCGTGCTGCATCGCGCTCGACGAGTCTAAGAACAAGTGGGCCATGAAGAAGGTCCAGGACCTCCAGGCCGGTGACCACTTGGCCTTCTACTATGAAGCCAAGGGGCCGACGCAGGAGGTCCAGGTGGTCGAGGCAGTCTAGCCATACACGCAGGAGTAACTCACCATGGCTCGCAATACTCTCGCCGTTGAATACATGACGCCTGCTACGCAGGTCCAGGTCTACCGACTCAACAACGGTTCATTCATCGCCCTCGGAAACCCGTTCACTCCGTCGAACGGAATGGTCACGAACGCCAGCCCTCCCGCCCACACGAATCTGGCGGTCGAGTTCGGTGGAGACTTCTATGTCAACGTCGCCGGAGACGTGAGGAAGCTGGACCCTTCCACGGACAACTGGGTCGCTGAGACCCTCCCGGCCGTGACGCTCGATGCGAATGTGGACTTCACTGGGTTCTTTATCGGGTGGAGCAGCGCGGGGATCCCTCGCCTCTGTTGGGCACTCAGGACGAACACGAATCTCGCCAGGACGATGTACCTCGAACTAGGCGGGGCTTGGACCCTCGGTGCTCCGGGTCCCATTGTGACCCAAACTGCAGGTCAGGGCCCTTCTGGGCGTGGCATGTTCCGCAACACATTCCACACGAGCCTAGGGGGCAATGAGAGTCACAACTACGACGTAGCGACTGACTCCTGGGGAGTCCAATTCTTGGGTCAGAATTCGAGGTCCCAGTTCGTTCGTGCGCGTGGCCGGTTCTTCATGTTGCGCACTACCAGTGAGAATCCGCTCGGTGGGTTCTTGGATATCCACGAGTTCATTGGTGGCGTCTGGGTCTTGATCATCGACGGGTCGATCGTCGGTCAGCCCATGCTTCAGGATAACGGGATCGGCTATCCACTGAGCAGTGGAGGCAACTCCGCGGACGGCTTTGCTGCATTCTACGATCAGGCTGCTGACAAGATCATCATCGTCGCCTACGAGGACCTGGGCACAGTACAGACCCGTGGCATGAAGGTCCTCTCGGTCGACCCTGACACGCGCACCGTCGTGGATCTCACGACGCCAGTGGCGCCTGCGGCACTCCGCTACAACACGACAGCCCCGAGCGCTGTGATTGACGCTCGCATTCGGATCCAGGTTGACAATGAGACGAACCCGCTCGCTCAGACCGTCTCGGTCTGGATCGAGATCGCTGACGGCCAGTACGAAGGCTTTGCCTACGCCAACACGACCACGACCATGACATCCCTCGGAACTGGTGGAGGACGCGAGATCGCCCTCGCGCACGACGTGATTGGTGGCGGCGAGTTCTTCTATGAGGGCTCCACGACGGCAGATCCATATCGGTCGGTGTTCGAGGTCCAGGCACGCGTCCCGATCCCTGGCGGGACGCGCATGTTCTTTACCGCGTGGGTATTCGACGAGACCGGTGGAGCACCTGCGACGACTGACCTGACGCTCGCCATTTACTACAACAAGTCAGCCCAGGGCCTGTTTGGCAAGCCTGGCGCGCTCGCGTCAATCAGCGCTGTCGCAAAGGTTAGTGGGCCGGGATCGGCCCCGGTCCTGAGCGCCGGGAAGGTGAACAACGTCACGCCAGACGGGACAACGGTGTACTCCGTGGACTGGAATGCGGTCGGTGCGGCTCAGGTCGCAGACGGCGAGTTCCACCAGCTCATGCCGCGCGTCGAGGTCTAGGACTTGCGGTACCGCAAATCTCCTGAGGAGTAACCCATGCCCCTGCCATCTGGCGGCGCATCACATGAACCAGCACTCGATGCAGTTTCGGTTCCGCCAGCGGCTGGGCCGGCACAGGAGGTTGCACTCGATGCAGTTTCGGTTCCGCCAGCGGCTGGGCCCTCGCGTTCACTGTCCCTATCTACAAGTGCAGGTGAGTCATCCGGTGCATCACAGGAGATGTCCGGTGACTTCCTTCCCCGCTCGTGGATAGGACCGGTCCAGGAGAAGCAGGGTAGCTTCCTCCCGGTACTGGCACCTACCAAGTTTTCGGGTCCAGCGCGTTCAGCCAAGATGGTCGCATCGCTGTTTCTCCCGCCAGGCGCAGGGCCGGCCCAGGAGTCACAGCTTGAAGCTGTAACTGGCCTCGCGCCCTTCGTAAACGATGTCGTAGTAGAGCAGCGTGATAGGGCCAATACTTTCCTGACCGACGTCTCCTTCCTTGCGGGTCAGGTGACGGGAGACAAGCTCTCGTTGGCAGTGGAGTGGCAGATCGGCGGTACGTCTGGGACATGGAATCCTGCGACTCCACAGACATTTGATCGCAAGCATGATCCAGAGGACCCGGGTGGGATCATCCGTCGCGTGGATCGCCGTGGACTCGAGGGATACTGGCGCTTTGAGCAGGACTTCCTAGACACAGCGGAGTTCGCTCGCCCACTGACCGAGATCGGCACTGTTCCGTTCACTACAGGAGGCGTACAGGGAGACGCAGTCCAGTTCGCCAACAACTCAGCAAACTACCTACAGCGCAACGTCGATGACCCCACCATGGCGTTCGCAGCTGATGATGACTTCACGCTGCGTGTCTGGGTCCGCTGGACCAGCATCGCGGGTTCCCAGACCATCATTGAGAAGTTCACTCCACCCTCTGGGCCGGGCTGGAGCCTGACCAAGCTCGTCGACTCTCGGATCCAGTTCCACTACGGTGGCCCACCGGGGCTTCTGATTGAGACCTCTGGCTCGCTCGCAGTCGCAGATGCAACTTGGCACCAGATCGTCGTGCGCCGCCGCACCAAGGTCCTCGAGGTGTTCTACGACGGGGCCAAGGCTGCGCTGGTCGTAGACCCTCCCGAGCCGATCACCCCGCTCGCTCCATCCACGAACTTCCTCACCCTGGGTCGTCGGTCGAACGGTACCCAGCCCCTGGATGCTGACGTGGATGAGGTTGCGATCTGGACGCGATCCCTCAGCAATGCAGAGGTAGTTCAGGACTATGCGGAGGGAGCCGGGCGAGTCCTCCCGGGCACCGAGACAGTTCCTCTCGGTCTTCCATTCAACTTCGTCTGGGACACGATCCGTGACCTACCGGAAGGAGAATTTGAGGACGTCTTCGTCAGGGTCAGCGTCTCCAACAACCCAACTACGTCGGTGATCGTTGGTCCGCTATCCATAGCTACGGTTGCTCTGACTTCCGAGGACGCCCTAGCACGGAACCTCCAGCGGCGCGCACTCGCTGATCGGGTCGATCAAGACTTCCTCGGATGTGGGCTCCTGATCCCGTTCTGCCGTGGCTCAAGGGATTTTGAGAATGCTTGTGGGGTTGAATTGGTCCGCTCATCTGTACGACAGATCCTCGGGACTCGTGCCGCGGTTGGTCAGTTCCCAGGTGACCTCCCGTGGCGCCCAGATTTCGGCAATAAGATATGGATCCTGAGGCACCGGAACAATGACAGGATCCTGCGTGAGGAGGCGGTAGCGTTCGTCCAGGAGGCCCTCCGGTTCGAGCCGCGGGTAGAGGTCACGGAGGTCGTCGCCTCCGTTAACCCTGAGGACCCGAACCGGCTTGACGTCACGGTCCGATACCGGATCATCAAGACGAACACCCTGGACAACAGGGTATTCCTACCCGAGTTCGAGGAAGTGGTAACGATCTGATGTCCAGCCAAGCAACGCCGCGAACTTCTAACTTCCTCGCCTGGCTCACGACTGAGCCGGATCACCACGAGGTCCGGTCGGCGCCGGGGACCTACTGCCGAGACCATTCTCTGGGTGAAGTGCTCTACTGTGGAAAGTGCAAGAAGGCGTGGAGCCCGTGCTGTAGCGAGTCGCGCCCGTGTCCGCAGGAGGAACGCTAGATGGTCTCAACGATCACCAGCCAGGCGAGTGACTTCACGAGCCGGGACTTCGACTCATGGGTGATCCAGCTACGCTCTAACGTCAACGCGGCATTTCCTGGCTGGACCGACTTCAATACATCTAACTTCGGCAACATCCTCCTCGAGATGTTCGCCCACACGCTTGATGTCCTGAGCTTCTACCAGGACCAGCAATACCTCGAGACCCGGATCATGTTTGCCCAACTGCGCCGGTCCATGATCGCCCTGGGTAAGAACGTGGGATTCGAGCTGCCCGGAGCCGTCGCGGCCACCGCGGACCTCGAGTTCACCTTCGCTGACGGACTAACTCGGGCGACCGACCTGATCATTCCCCAGGGGACGGTCGTCAGGACCAACGACCTGACGGATAACGTCGAGTTCGACCTCCTGGCCCCAGCCACGATCACGGCTGGTCTGATCCAGGTCAGCAGCCAGAGCGCCGAACAAGCCCGGGCCCAGGTCCAGGCGATCACTGCAGACGGTACGGCGGACCAGCGTGCTCAGTTGAACGCTACTCCCTACCTTGACCGGTCTGCCTCTGTCTTGTTCGGAATCACCGCCTGGACCGAGGTCGACGACTTCCTCTCGAGCGGTCCCGCCGATACCGTGTTCCGCGTGGCCGTGGACGAGAACGACCGTGCGGCCCTGATATTCGGTGACGGCATCAACGGGGCAATCCCGTCTGGCGGAGGCACGGTTGACTACAAGACCGGGGGAGGGAGCCAGGGAAACGTGGATGCCAACACGATCGATACCTTCCGCGACGGTAGCGTCTTCACGACGATCGGTGGAGAGTCGGTCCAGCTGCTCGTGCGGAACCCTAGCGCGGCATCTGGCGGTGTAGACCGCATGTCCGTCGAGGAGGCCAGGGTGGCGATCCCTGCGAGCCTCAGGACTGTCGGGAACCGGTCCGTGACCCGCGACGACTTCGAGGACAACGCGAAGAAGGTCCGCGGCGTGGCCCGCGCGATGATGCTGACCTCGGACGACGACGCGACGATCCCGGAGAACACGGGGCGTCTCTACATCGTCCCGGTCGGCGGTGGTCTCCCGAGCGCAGCACTCAAGACTGAGGTCGCCGACTTCATCAACACCAGCTTCCCTCCAACGATCACGTTCACGTTCAGCGTCGAGGATCCTGTCCTTCTGATCATCTCGTTCGACGCCGTGACCCACCTCAACCCGGGCGTGACTGAGGTTGAGGCCCGGACGGCAGTAGAGGCATCCCTCGATGCCTTCTTCTCACTGCTGAACGCTGACGGGTCAGAGAACAGCCAGATTGACTTCGGATTCAAGATCCGCACCGAGCGGATGCCGGCTGGGTCCCTCACTGGTGAGATCCCGTTCTCGGACCTGTTCAACGCTGTCCGTGATGCTGCGTTGCCTGACGGCCGGCTCGCCTTCCGCAAGGTGGAAGAGGACACGTTCGTGCCAGCCAACGACGTCGTCTTGCTTGATACCGAATTCCCCGTAGTTGGGAGCATATCACTCACCAATGGACAGACGAGCGCGCCTTACTAATGAGTGAAGCTGAGAAGATCGCCAGAGCATTCCATGAGGCCTACGAGCGGCTTGCTCCTGCATACAGCTACAAGACCCGAAAGGCCAGTGCCGTAGACTGGCTTGATGTACCGGAGAACAACAGGGCCCTCATGGTGGCTACCGTTCAGGACCTCATCGACCGTGGTGATGTTGCGGTACCGCAAACATGACCAGGATGGCGGACAAGATGATTCGGTTTTCGACGCAGAGACGGGGTCTGGCCCGATCTGTAGGAAGCAGTCCTCACCTTGAGTTTCTCTCGGTATTTGAGGGTCGGTCGTGAGCTTTCTCCTCGAGGGTCTCATCCCGGACTTCAACCTCAGGATCGACGATCCCGTCATCGTCGTCCCCGGAGAGACCGTCACTCGAGGCTGGCTCGACGTCTTCCTGAACGAGATTCTCCAGCCGTCGCTCGATGATGCCTGTTCCGAGGCGCGGCGCTGGATTGACCAACAGGACATCGACACCGCAGACTCACAGACCATCGACGCTATCCTCCGGGACCTCGGAAACCCGTTCGAGATCGCATTCAGCCTGCCACTGAACCGTCGACGCCTACTCGCCCGCGTCCTGTTTGACGTCTACAAGAGCAAGGGCACCACGACGGGCATGGAACAAGTGATCTTCGCCCTTACCCAGATCGCGGCAACGGTGGTGGCCCCGGGGACAGTATCTGCGTTCATCCTCAATGAGGACGAGCTGGCAGATACGCCTACCGTGCCCCCTCCGGTGCCAGACGAGAGCCTGACCAGCTTCGGGTTCTTGGGCGTCTCACCGGGGTTCAACTTCTACAGCTTCCAGGTCGACGTTCCTCAGGTGCTTACCTCAGAGGAACGCGCTATCATCACGGAGATCGTGCTGCTGATGAAGCCGGCACATACACACTTCGTAGGATTCATCGAGCCGGCGGCCGGGACGTCGATTGATCACTGGGAGTTAGGGCTGAGTCACCTGACGGATCCGAGCGAGCCACTCCTCGGGGACGAAGCCGACATCCACGGGCCGTAGGTCAGCAGCAGAGGTTAGACAATGGATCGTAAGGACTTCTACTTCAGGCAGCGCCTCGCGCAGAGCGAGATGGACGATGCCTTCCAGGCAGCCGAGCTAGCAGATCAGCGGATCATGTCTGACGTGCTCGGTGCTGGATTCTTCATCGACGTGAGCAACACGGCGGTGGTGGTCGAGTCTAGCCCCCCGGCGCTCACCGTCAGCGCCAGTCAGCTCCTCGGTTACGACCAGCTGGGGCAGCGGCTCTCGAACCTGAGTAGCGCATTCCAGGGAGGCATTGAGATCGGGACTGCACCGCCCTACACGGTGGACCTCTCGGTCGATGAGAACGGCGCGGCAACAACCGTAGCAGCTCCGGGTAATGAACGCATCCTGACGATCTTCGTCAAGTTCGCGCGGAGACTGCTCGACCCGAGAGTGGACGGTAACGCCACCACGGTGTTCTTCGTTCGGGATGAGTCGATCCAGTTCAACGTAGCTCAGAGCGCGGAGGCGGCAGCCGGTACGGCGGTCCCGACGCCGGCTAGGACCGACGAGCTGATCCTCGCAGACGTTACTCGGATCTTCGGTCAGACGACCTTCCTCAACGCCGACATCGACCAGTCACGACGCCAGGACTTTGCATTCTCCATCCTGCACGGTCCAAGCCATGCGGAGAATGGTGCAGACCCTGTCCCGAACGCCGTGGCGGTCGCGGGCCAGGGTGGGCTCCTGTCGGGTGCGGACAAGATCAAGCTCGACGACATCACCTTTACCCCCGCTGGAATCGGGACACGCCTGGGAAACACCCACTATCGCGACTTCCAGCCTACGAACATCAGCGCTCCGGCCGGGACCTCACTCGATGTCACTGGTTCCCTGGTCGGCAAGAACGCAACGGGCTCCCCGACCGTTGAGGGGGTTCTGGTCACGCCCCCGGACAACACGGTGATCATCAAGGACAGCGACCGGGACGACTTCCTCGATGCGAACGGTAACAAGGTCTATGCCCGGCTGACCGAAACAGCTGGCGTCTGGACGCTGTCGTTCGTCAGCTTCGTCGAGGGCGCTCCTGGAACCGAGACCGCGTTCGACATGACCCCGTTCGCCGGCCAGGCCGTCCTGTGGTACATCCAGGAGGCCTTCTTCATCCACAACACCCCGCCGGCAAACGCACAACGGTCGATCCCCTCCGACCAGGTCGCCGCCGAGGTCCCGACCGCGTCGACGACTGTCCAGGGCAAGGGCCTCAAAGCCAACAACCCAGGCACTCAGCCGGCCGTACCGCAGATCGGCACCATCGCTGAGATCCAGAACAACACGGTTGAGCTGGCTGGAGGTCCGTGGCACACGATCAACCTCCCGTCCGGTGGAGCGTCCAGCTCGAGCCCCGGCGTGGTTGACATCCCGGCCAGCGCTGGCCCTTCAGGTCCAACCGGGCCCACTGGGCCTACGGGACCAACTGGCCCCGCTGGTCCTGGGTTCTCTAGCGCGAGTAGCTACTCCCTGAGCCCGAACATTCCTAGCTTCCCATCCGGTGGCTCGACCATCGCGTTCCCTGCTGGGTTCCCGGTCCGGGGATTCACGGTCACCAACGCAAAGTTAAACCTCCCGATTGGCGGTCAGGCTGATACATTCGTGATCACCAATGCAGTGATTTCCGGCTCTCAGGTCAACGTTACAGAGTCCCATACGGACTCTGGTGGCGGGAGCGCAGATATCATCGCCCAGATCGGCGTGGTCAGCTTCGGGTAGGATCGCAGAGTGGGGCCTGAGTTTGCGGTACCGCAAACCGTTAGAGCACAGCAAAGGAGCACCTGATGAGGCATTACCTTGGCTATACGGTGACTGGCGTGATCCGCTACATCGCATTCGGCCCACTACCGGTGGCGTGTGATCCGAACACTCCTGGGTCCGACGATACCGCTGACCACTTGATCGCCGAGGCTGCCCGGGACTGGCCGGACGTGATCGGCTGGCTCGAGTACAACTGCGCCTGTGCCGATGACCAGTTCGGGACCTGCCAGTGCCCCCAGGCCCGGACTCAGGACTCGAACGTCGACATCAGCGGCGCCCCGGTCATGGCGACGCTTCCCACGGCGTCCTGGAAGCTCGACGGGGTCGCTAAGGCGGTCAACACCCGGGAGGCACCGGAGGTCCTCACGCCGGGCGCCACGGTCGCCGGCAAGCTCGTGGTAGCCCTCCCAGACACAACCGAGCTGAGCCTCGAGGCAATCCCGGGTATGGGCGCCATCCTCGCGGACGGCCTCCCGGCGACCCTGACGATCACATCAGGGGAATCCGACGCCGTCAACCTCACGGTCCCGCCGGCAGGCATCACTGGTGGCGTCCGGGTTCACACGGAGGGAGTCCACACGATCGCCGGCATGTTCATTCGCGGGAGCCTCTCGTGAGCCTGGACCTGATCGAGCGCCACAAGAAGGACCGCGCGAAGATCCTCACAGTCCTCGAGAGCGCGCCAAGCTTCCCCACCCCACAGGACATCCACTCGGTCAGCGTACCGGTTCCTCACGTCCAGTGGTGTGGACAGCAGAAGGGTGAGTATGAGGGGGAGGCCCTCAGCGAGTACGGCGATCGGACGCCGGTAAAGATGCCCTTCGAGTGGCTGACCAAGGACATCATGGTGATGAGGAACACCCTCGATCACTATCCCGGCGGACCCGGGGAGGCAATCAGGGTCGCAGAGTCGGTTAACAACTGGCGCCGGACTGACGTGATGACGGCGGACGATAAGCCGCGGATCATCTATGACGATGAGTCTCGGAACAACGATGCTCTGTCAATCTGGCGGGGTAATGATGAGGCCCTAGTACTCCTCGAGCGTGCCTTGATGCTCGTATCGAGCGCCGCCGTGTTTTGCTACCAGACCAACAACACGTTCCTCGATGTCCGGCATGACATGGGCTACCTACTCAACCGCTATCGTGAAGGTCAGTACTTCCGGGCCCACATCGACACGGTTCGGAACGACGCCTACCTCGCCCTGCGGCGACTGAGCCTGGTGATCTTCCTCAACTCAGTCGAGGAAGGCGGAGAGCTGCTGTTCATCCGCGACAACATCAAGATCAAGCCAGAGCCAGGCCTCGCCGTCGCCTTCCCAGCCGGGATCACGCACCCACACGAGGCGTGCGAGGTCACGAAGGGCGTCAAGTACGCGATCGTGACGTGGTACGTCTGATGCGAGTCGTCACCATCGCTCTGATCCTGGGCGTCCTGGTCCAGGGCTGCTGCAACCCCGATGTCAAGATGAACCTCAGCTACGGACCTATGTCGGAGAACACGTTCGATGTCTACTCACCAGGCGAGTTCTGTCCTGGTCACGGCAAGTCGAACCGGCCGGCGATTATCGCAATCCATGGCGGGGCCTGGCGTAGCGGAGACAAGAGCTGGGGTGAGCGGGTCGCGGACCGGTTCACTCCGAACGGCTACGTGGTGTTCAGCATCAACTACCGGCTCGCGCCGGGATCACGCTGGCCCGCCCAGATCAACGACTGCGTGGCAGCCCTGCGCTACTTTCGCGGTACCGCAAACCTCTGGGGCATCGACCCGGACCGAATCGCCGCATTCGGGGTATCCGCCGGAGGCCACCTAGCCGCCATGCTGGCGCTCCGTGGGCCAGACCGGGTGAATGTAGCAGTGACTGCTGATGGGGAGGGAGACCTGGCGGTATTCGGGAGAGCCCCAATCATGGCCGACGAGACGTCGATCCTGGAGGACGTACTGGGGCCCCAGCCATTCACCCAGGCGGACCTCGTGTCACTGAGCCCAGTCCGCTACGTGCGGCCCGACGTGGCCCTCATGGTCATCCACTCAACAGGTGACCAGAACGTCTACTACGACCAGGGAGTACGCCTCCACGACGCCCTCCTGGAAGCCGGAGCAACGACGGCGTTCGAGACCGTTAACGACGACTGCCACGGAAGGTGTTGGCGAGAGCCGAAGCCACTCCGGGCGATCAAGCGATTCCTAGCTGACAACCTGAATTAGAGACTGGAGACCACATGCCGTATTTCCCGAAGGCCCGTAAGGCCGGATTCACCCTCGCCATCCTCACGGCACTGATCCTGCCTGGGTGCTGTACCTGTCAGGAGCGCTACGACCCGTTCCTGGGGCAGCTCGAGGAGAACCTCCGGGACGACATCAGGCCCAAGTATGAGGCTGCCCTGAAGGCCTCGAACCGGCCGGCTGACCTGATGAAGAACGACCTCGGGCTCGTCGACAACATGATCTCGGCGATCAAGCGCATCCGCACGAGCAGCCCCCAGACTGGAGGTGATGAGTGACTGGGAAGCTGGTCAGGGATATCGGGTCCGTTGCGGTACCCGAGATCGAGAGGCTCAGCAAGCAGATCGCAGATGACTTCCTCGGTGGACTCAGTGACGTCCTCAAGGATGCTGCTGAGTCCCAGCAGGAAGAGGTCAAGGCGATCCTCCAGGAGGGCGCGAAGTTCAAGTGGAAGGCCCTCACGGCAGACGACGCTGCTCAGGCACGCCAGTACGCCGAGGCCGTTGAGACGTCCGTTCGGCGCGTCAAGACGATCTTGTTGGCTGAGGAGATCGTGGCCGAGGAGAAGCTGGCGGCGGTGATCAGTCGCCTCTGGGGCAAGGCCCTCGATGGTCTGGCTGTCATCGCTCAGGGGCTCCTGACCACGGTAGTCAAGGGCATCGTGCAGGGAGCCGTGTCGGGATTCACCGGAGGGGAGGGAGGAGACTCAAACATCAACGGCATCTTTCACTTCTCCTGAGCTACCCAAGCCACCTGGAATCAAGGAGCAGATCATGGCTGAATTCACCGAGAAGCAGGTCCTCGACGCCATCAAGCGGATCAGGGACGCGTTCACCGACGGCAAGATCGAGCTAAAGGACATCTATCTGCTCATCAAGGAGGCGACCGAGTTCGCAGAACTGGCGAACCTCCCGGGTGAGGAGAAGCGCGCTTTGGCGATGCGCGTCGTCAAGAAGGTCCTCGAGCAGACCGACATCCCGTGGCTGCCCGACAAGCTGACCCTCCCGATCGTCGGTGACGTCGGCGCAGATGCACTGATCATGCGCTTCCTGCCGAGCATCCTGGACCTCGTGGTCGATGCAAGTCGCGGTAAGTTGGCCCTGAACAAAGCTGACGCTGACTCGACCGAGGCCTAGCGCCCAAGGACAACCTTTGCTGATGGCAGCGCGCGGTCCATCCAACCGGGGGGCCGCGCGCTGCCTTTTGGGGGTCGTAGTCATCTCAAGCGTACTATGTAGTGCTGTTCAGCTGAGAACTGATAACTAATACAGCTAGGGGGTACAGTACATGGCACTGACGTTGGAGCACGCTGACTTCGACTCGCCAGTTGAGGGCGGACGGGCTGGCCTACTGGCATGGTGGGTCAAGGACGAGGAGCGCAAGCAGCCATTCCTCTGCATCCGCTGGGCCGACCTCCTGGTGATACGCCCTAGGGTCTCCTGGCCCCGTGACCTAGACAGGAAGGCTATCGATGGCTGGGGACGGGACAGCCAACACCTCGCCTACGTGCCATCGATGGGGATGTGGACGATACAGACCATTGTTCCGGTTCCGGCGCTCGGAGACCTCATGAGTTTGCGGCGCCGCAAGTACCAGCGAGCCAAGCTAGGGCGCCGGGTCTTCAGGTGGTCGAAGCGACTCAGGTTCCGTGAGCTGGACCTCTGCAACCCTGGGCTGGGCTGTAGCCTCTGGATCCCCAAGAGGTCCCTGAGGCGTCTCGAGGCAGCCCTGGAGGGCGCGGTAGGGCCCCTGAAGGGAGACCTCGACGCCAGGATAGTCCAGCCGCCCTGGGACGAAGGCACGGACCTCCTGGTTGTCTGGAAGGGAGGAGATGTCAGGGCCTCGGCGTCAATTGTCCCGACCGGAGTCCTCGAGCGCAGCATGGCGGACAGGTGATCAAGGTCACGGTCTCGCCTGCCGGCACGGTCATCTTGGAGCCTACTTCCCAGGCCGACAAGAAGACCGTAAAGGACCTGCTATACGTCGTTCGCCGGAAAGGTAAATGGGTCACGTTCTGGACCTACCTCGTAGACCTCCGTCGTGACGTACCGGCGGGACTGCTCCAGTGGCACCCAGCGGCAACAGCCAGGATCCGAGCCTTGCTCCGTCAGGTCCGGGATCTAATCCGGGGAGACGATGAGAGGATTGCCGGGCAATTCAAGCCAGACCGGAGGCCCTACGACTTCCAGATGCAGGCGATCCACGCTGGCCTGAAGGCCAAGCAGATACTTATCGCTGACGATACGGGCCTCGGGAAATTATCCCCAGTCGACACCCCCGTCCTGACTCCTCTGGGCTGGCGGGAGATCGGGTCAATCCGCAAGGGAGACAGGGTCATTGGATCGGACGGGAAGCCTACAGAGGTGACGGGAGTGTTCCCACAGGGGGTCAAGCCAAGTTACCGGGTAACGTTCTCTGACGGGTCCAGCGCAGAGGCCGGACCAGAGCACCTCTGGGCGGTTGATTACTGGAGGGGAGGTCGTACCAAGTCTCGCATCGTTATAACTACTGATGATCTACGACTGCGTCCAATCAAGGATGGACTCGACCTCTCCAAGACCAGGCTCATGGTCCCCATGCTCTCTGGTCCGGTCGAGTTCGATAAGGGCCATCCCTTGCCTATCCCTCCATATGCAATGGGTGCGTTGATCGCTAATGGGGGGCTGACTTGTGGATCGGCTGTGCTTACCTACGGGACCAAAGACTGGGACGAGATTAGGAACCTGATCTATGAGGGATACGGCTACGAACCTATGGGGAAGATTCAGAGGTCAGCCAACACAACACGAGCCAGCCTCCTCGGGGCGATAGTCGCCGTTCGCGATCTCAAACTGGATGTGAGAAGTCAGGAAAAGTACATTCCGACCTGCTACGCCACTGCATCTCCGGTTGACAGACTGAAACTCCTGCGCGGGCTCATGGATGCAGACGGGTCGATCACCAAGAAAAGGAATCGAGTCACCTACCATACGATCTCTTACGACCTAGCCCACGACGTGGCTGGGCTCGTGCAAGGACTTGGTGGGATTGGCAGTGTTCGACGCTATGACCGGACCCATGAGGGTAAGCCGGTCGAGTATCAGGTCAGGGTCAAGATGCCACATGGCATCAACCCGTTCTCACTTAGGCGAAAAGCAGACCGATATAACCCAGGACCCAAGGCTGGCCCCTGCCGAACGATCAGGACGGTCGAGTACGTTCGTGAGGCTGAGTCGGTCTGCATTTCTGTAGCTGCCAGTGACTCGCTCTACGTGGTCAAGGACCATATCTTGACTCACAACACCATCGAGTGCCTAGGAATCATGCTGACGGCCTTTCGGGAACGGTCGATCAAGCGCGCAGTCCTGGTCGTCCCAGCCGGGCTCAAGCACCAGTGGGCCGAGGAGATCGAAGAGTTCGCGCTCGAGGCACCGGACCCGGTGATGATCGCCGTCTCGGGAAAGAACCCACGGCGCCGGAAGCAGCTATACAAGAAGCCATGGCGGGTCCTGATCATCAACCCAGAGCTAGTAAGGATCGATGAGGACAGCCTCAGGGAAGTGGCGAATGGTGTAGGCTTCGTAGCCCTCGACGAGGCATCCTGTATCCGCAACGAGGACTCGCAGATCGCTAGGGTCATGAAGCGCCTCTGGGCCTCGGCGATCTACAAGGTGGCCCTGACGGCTACTCCTGTCGAGAACCGGCTCGCGGACCTCTGGTCGATCATCCGCTGGGTAAGCCCGAAGGCGTTCCTGAGCCGGACCTACTTCGACCGCCACTACATCGTCTGGAGGAAGCTGAGGTTCAAGGTCAAGAAGCGTACGGGACGCACGGTCACGATTACCAAGGAGGAGCCCTTGCGGTACCGCAACCTCCGGGAGGTAGAGTCAAAGATCAGGCACTGCTACATCAGGCGCCGCGTCAGCGAAGTCGGGAAGGAGCTACCCGAGCTTGTTGTCCAGTGGGACCAGCTGCTACTCCCGAAGCGTCAGCGCGCGATCTACGACGCCGTCAAGGACAAGCTCGAGAAGAAGATCAAGGGCCTACGCGGTGTCGCCCTCCACGCGCCACTCCAGGCCCTAAGGCAGGCGTGTAACAGCACCGCCCTAGTCGAGAAGGATCGCGGGCAGAAACACGCCTCAGTCAAGATCGATCGGCTCAGGGAGCTGTTGGAGACCGAGTTCACTGGCGAACAGGTGATCGTGTTCACCGACTACGAGCGGTTCGGCCGGATCCTCAAGCACGAGCTGAGGGCCTACCGACCCGTGACCTACACCGGGAAGATGAACCGTCGGGACCGCCAGCAGGCGATCGATGCATTCAGGCTCGGTGATCGTAGGATCCTGATCGGGACCAAGGCACTCGAGCGGGGTCATAACCTCCAGAATGCCGCGATCGTGGTGAACATCGACCTCCCGTTCAACCCGGCCTCGGTCAAGCAGCGCCTCGGCCGAGTACGCCGCCTCGGCTCCAAGCACCAGACGGTCCGGCTCTGGAACATGGTAGTCAACGACACCGTCGAGGAGCGACTGATCATGCGCTCGCTCTACGCGAAGCGGAAGCTGTTCGAAGGGATCTTCGAGTCGGACGAGCTGACCGACGCCGACCCCCTGGAGAGGATGGTCGGAGGTAAGCTGTGGGACCTCTTGTAGGGTCGCTCTCGGCCCGTGCGTTGAATGAGATAGGAGGTCCCGCATGGCCGAAGAACGAGTATTAGCACATGCACCGAAGCTGCTACAGGACATCGTGGACGGGCTCAAGGACCTCGAGCAGGAGGAGCAGCGGAAACAAGCCGCCTGCGTCCCGTTCCACCCGATCCAGTTCGCCCACATCGGCGTCACGTTCTATGAGGGCGGCGGTGACACCGGAGACGTCGTCTGGGACGGTAGCCTGGCGACGGCGCTGGACTTCATCTCCAACGACACCTACTGGGACGAGGAGCGCAACTGGGCCGGCGCCGACACGGCGAGCGTGAGCTATGGATAGGCACCTCTGCTCCGACTGCGGTCGCAGCTATGAGACCGACGAGGACATCCCGGATAAATCTACCTAGTTAACTCGCCACCAACTCCCGAAGCACCAGACGCCAAGACGGAGGTCTGTTCATGGGAAAGAAACGCACTTGGTTCCCACACTTCCACGTCCATGACGAGCACTCGATCAAGGACGGCTGCTCGACCGTCGAGACCTACGCCGACCTGGTAGTTGAGTCAGGCGGAGACTGCCTAGCGATCACGAATCACGGGCAGGCAGCCGGGTTCGCGCGCCAGTACTTCGCCTGCCGTGACCGAAAGATCAAGCCCGTCTTCGGCATGGAGGCCTACGTCAACGAGTGGAGGACTCGCCCGATCAAGAGGCTCCAGGAGGAGCTGAAGAAGGCCGAGAAGGCTGCCAAGAAGTCGCCAGCCAGGCTCTCACAGATCAAGGCCAAGCAGGAGTCCCTCAAGCGGTTCATTGCTGAGCGGTTCCGGCCAAGCCCACATGCGATCATCCTCGCTAAGAACCGGGTCGGCTACCAGAACCTCGTTCGCATGAGCACGGACAGCTACCAGCACGGCTTCTACTATGTGCCGCGGACCGACACCAAGTTCCTCTCCGAGCACCGCGAGGGGCTGATCTACAGCACAGCCTGCATCGGTGGCTACATCCCCAGGATGGCCCGGGTAGACTTCGCCGCTGCGTGCGAGGAGGCTCGTCGGCTCAAGGCGATCTTCGAGGACGGCGGAGGTGGCTTCTACGTCGAGCTGATGATCACCGAGTACGAAGCACAGCGTGAGACCAACGAGGTCATGATCCGGCTCGCCACCGAGATCGGCGCCAAGTGCATCCTGACCTGCGACGTCCACTACGCGAAGCCCGACGACGGGCAGGCGCAGAACGTCCTCCTGCTGATGCGGGACAAGAAGACGATAGCCGACCGGGAGGCCGGCGAGGGAGTCTGGCAGTTCGAGGCTAAGGACCTCTGGTGGAGGACGGTCCAGGACGTGGTCCAGTGCTGGAGGGAGAACCACTCGGACTACATGGACCGGAGCTGTTTCCAGGCTGCCCTCAAGAACACCCTTGCCCTGGCAGACGAGATCGAGGACGTCGAGTTCGATACGAGCCTCAAGCTACCTGGGGTCTTCAAGGAGCCAGATCACGACCTCAAGGAGCTGGTCAAGTCGGGCTTGCGGTACCGCAAGGAGCACGGGCAGCTAGCGCCGGGAGTCAAGCTCTCGGAGTACACCGATCGGATCAAGCGTGAACTATCGGTCATCAGCCCCAAGGGGTTCAGCGAGTACTTCCTGATCCTGCACGACGTCTGCCGGGCAGCCCGGGAGATGGGAGCCCGCATGGGCCCGGGCCGCGGTAGTGCCGGCGGATCCCTGACGGCCTACCTCTGTCGGATAACCGAGATTGATCCGCTCAGGTTCGGACTCCTGTTCGAGCGGTTCCTCGATGCCGGCCGCGATGACCCACCGGACATTGACCTCGATTTCTCCCCGGAACACCGAGACGGCATCAAGGCCTATGTCGAGAAGGCCTACCCGGCAACTGCAACGATCGGGTCCAACGCTACATTCAAGCCGCGCGCCACGCTCCAGGACGTCGGCCGGGTCTTCGGGATCGACTACCGGGAGATGCAGCAGATAACCAAGCCCCTGGGTACCGAAGCTGATGACATGACGTGGGATGAAATCTTCGAGGCCTGGCCGGCCGTTGAGAGGTTTGCTGACGACCACCCGGAGGCGTGGAGCGTCGTCCGGGTCCTCCGGGGGCTCATCAGCCACCGCGGCAAGAATGCTGCCGGGATGCTCATCGCTCCGGCCTCAGCCCTCAACGACGTCCCGATGATCATGGAGACGGACAGCAAGGGCAACAAGATGACCGTGACAGCATTTGCGGACAGCCAGGGAGACGGAGTCGAGCACAAGGGGCGGGAGCTGACTCGACTCGGCTACCTAAAGGCCGACCTGCTCGGTGTCCGAAACCTGAACATCGCGCCGCAAGCAGTCGAGATCGTAGCGCGGGATACTGGGCAGGAGATCGACCTAGAGTCACTCTCCCTCGACGACGAGGAGACGCTCCAGACTGCGGCAACGGGAGACGTCCCAGGGGCCTTCCAGCTCGACACCAACACGACGCGACCGATCCTCCGTCACGTCGGGGTAGATAGCTTCGCTGACCTAGTCATGATTACTGCCCTCTGCCGACCAGGTCCCCTCAAGAATCAGATTCATCGTGAGTTCGCCAAACTCAAGCGCAGCGATGCATGGGAGGACGATGTACTGCCAGAACTAAGGGAGCTGCTCCGGGACAGCCGCGGACTCATGGTCCTCCAGGAGGACGTCATGTGGGTCGTGCAGGTAGTCAGCGGCATGTCGATGCAGGAGGCCAACATGCTCCGAAAGATCATGTCGAAGAAGCAACCTGAGGCGATGAAGCAGTGGAAGGAGAGGTTCGTTGAGGGAGGCAAGGAGGTAGGGCTCGCCACGGAAGAGGAGCTGGTCGAGCTGTGGGACAAGATCAAGACCTTTGCCGGCTACGGGTTCAATAAATGTGTATGTTATAATCAGCCCATCACCGTGAGGCGGACTTGCGGTACCGCAAAGGAGACTGATCGTGGGCAAGAGTACACCAACGAAGTGCGCGTGTGGGGCGGTGTTCCCGAAGAAGAAGTTGTGGGTGGACCACAAGAGGACGTGCAGTCCACACAAGGAGATAGTCAAACAGGCCCGGCTGTCCAACCTCGCCAAGGCCAATGCACCGGATGCGAGGGAGAGGGCGCGAAAGACTTTCCTGATGAGGGATTACGAGGTAACCGAGGCCCAGAGAGATGCTCGAAGGAAGAATGCCCGCAAGCACCTCACGCCGTGGGCGCAGAGCGAGGATGGCAGGAGGGTGTCTTCCGAGACAGCCAAGAAAACGTCAGCGAGGAAGGATGTCAAGCAGGCGAGGGCGAAGCGCATGAAAGAGTGGGTGCGAAACAATCCAGGAGTGATCGCTCGGACAGGTCAGCGTGCAGCGGCACTGGCCATCGACGGAGCAGGGGAGCTGGAGTTAGCAGAACTTCTTCACAATCTGAATGTAGTCAGACAGGAAGTGGTAGAGGTCGTACCGGGAAAGTTCGGCCTGTTCGATCTATCTCTTCCGAGCCGAAGCGTATTGATCGAGGTGGACGGCTCAGAGCACTTCAATCAGGGTGGACGGGAGATGATCGCCGACTACGCCAAGGAGGACTGGGTCAGGAGCAAGGAAAACGAGCAGGGGTGGGGATTGATCAGGGTACAACTCACCAACGACCGCAGGCTAGTCAGGGAAGTGAAGATCGGACTCTTGCGAGCTATCAAGAAAATCAAACCGAGGGAGGTTCTATTCGTCGGGGATTGCTACGACAAGAGGAGGAGGCCCAAGAAGAGGAAACGATCCCGATCGGCGAAGTAGCCGTCGGTGACCTCGTCCTCGCACAGGATGGAGACTGGGTCCGAGTCCTCGACGTCCATGACCACGGTCTCCAAGAGTGCGTGGAGGTAGTGCTTCCGACCGGCTCCGTGGTCTGCACCTGGGATCACCGTTTTCCTACCCCACAGGGAACCCTGACGCTGCACAAAATCATCAATACCAAAACTCGGATCCTCACAAAGCAGCGCCTCGACACCATCTCAATTGACACCTGGCAGCTTCCGACCTCTGTCACTCCAGTTGGAGTTCGTCACACCGTTGATCTCGAGGTTGACCACCCGACTCACTGCTACTTCCTCGCCAACGGAGTCTGCACCCACAACAGCCACGCTACCGCCTACATGATCACTGCCTACCGTCAGCTCTACATGCTGACCCACCACACGGTCGAGTACTTCGCTGCCCTGCTGACTCACACGCCGCGGGGTAAGAAGACTGCCGGCGGCGGGGAGCTGGTGGTCGACTACATGCGAGCCGCGATGTCCCGGCGGATCACCCTGCTGGGTCCATGTGTTGTAGACGGAGCTATCGGTTTCGACGTCGATAAGTACGGTCGGATTCGCTACGGCCTCGGGCACGTCAAGGGAGTCGGAGGCGCAGCCCAACTGGTAATGGCTGCGAGTCCGTTCGAGTCCCTCGAGGATATGTTCGACCGGATCGAACGACGCCGGGTCAACTCGCGCGTGTTCAAGCAGCTGATCTTCAGCGGCGCCCTGGACAAGCTCGACTTCAACCGACACGCCGGCAAGGGTGACCCGATCCCGGAGTGGATCGGAGTCGAGCGCAGAAATGGGATCCTAGCCCGCTATGAGCAGCTGAGGAAGGCGAAGGAGACACCAGATGTATTCTCGACATCGGTCCTCCGGGAGAAGGAACGTGAGGTGCTAGGACTCCCGCTGTCCTGGTGGTCCTCCGACACGGTCCAGGAACTGCGCGACCAGGAGGGGCTGGAGACGATCGACTATCACCTCCGCAGTGACCTCAGCAAGCTAGAGATCATCGCCGAGGTCAGCAGAGCTAGGACGCACCGGACCAAGAAGGGGACGACGATGGCGTTCCTGACGCTGGCGGACGAGACCGGGACCCTGCCGAACGTCACGATCTGGCCCGAGCAGTGGTCAACATACAGGCGGATGCTCTCCCAGGGTCGGATGGCGATCATCCGCCTCCGGCGCAAGGAGAATCACAACCGCGAGTTCGGTGAGTGGTCCTACTACCTCGAGGACAAGTGGAGCGAGCCCGTCGAGAGCGTGGCCCGCGCACTACGGCGTGATACCGAAGGCGTGGAATCGGATGACGAATAGTCGACGGGACCTGGTAGCGACAGCCATAAGCGGGCTCTTGCCCATGATAGCCATCGAGGTCGGTGACTTCCCTACGGACGAGGAGAGGAGGAGGTGCGTCGACACCATCGTCATGGCCGATTCTCTGGTTACCGGAGGTCCGCCACGGAAGGGATCGTTAGTCGAGGCAGCTAAGGCTATTTACTGGCTCAGCAGGGTGCCACCGGGCCCAGTCGTATTCGGGCAGCACTGGGTAGACGGAGGGGGTCACACAGCTGGACCGGATTGCCCATTCGGGTGCAGCAGATGACGTGCAGGCTCTGTGGTGGGTCACGGCACGTCTTCTCTGAGGAGCGCGGAGGCTACGTCGCCTGTGAGTGCCTCCAGCGGAAGCAGCGCACTGACTCATATCGGCGAGCCGGGGTCCCTGGGCGCTACGACAACGAGACGTGGAGGACCTTTGTCGAGGCATACACCGTAGAGCGTGTGCGGAGCCTCCTGGCGGTCGCAAAGTCGCTGAAGGCCGGAGACACCGACCCCCAGTGGATACTCGCACACGGGCGCCCTACGAGAGCCAGGATGCTCGTTGCGTCCCTGGTCCTGAGGTCCGCGTGTGACGGAGGCCTTGAGGGCCGGTTGCTAGACCTCCCGAAGCTGATCGACGCTGAGTTTCAGCCCGGCCGCGGTGAGGACCTCTACCGGATGCCAGTACTGGTCATAGAAGTGGGAAGCGAACCCGGCAACAAGTGGAACACGGTGGTGATGGAGAAGCTGGTGCATAAGCGGTGGGAGGCGAGTCTGTTCACCATGCTCGTCGTCGAGGGAGAGCCGACGCGGGTCCTGAACAGCTACAAGAGCAGCCGGGTTACCCTCGCTGCTTCCGAGAGGTTCCTACGGGTCCGGGTCGGGCCGAAGGAGGAGGATTGAGCAAGCCGATGTTTCAGAAAAGGGATCTCGACCTCATCCGAGCCGCGACCTGGGGCTGCTGGGACGCGGTGAAGACCAAAGACCACCTCGGGGACGCGGCTAGGAAGCGAGGTCTCGTAGCCAGGACCGCGACCGGTGATGCCCACGAGACAGCCTTCAAGTGGGCCCGGCAGGAGCAGAGGGCCCACGATCTGCTTGCGGTACCGCAACCCATCAACGGGACCCTGCGGGATTACATCGCCTGCACCTGCTCCTACGACGAGAGTGAGGAGATGACGCGCCATGCTCCGCTATGCTCGATCACCAAGGCGGGGATCAACTGGTGAGCGACTACGAACACATCATCACCGCCGGGATCCTCCAGCGCCCGTCCCGCATTTCAGACGTCTCGTCGATCAAGCACGAGTACTTCTCAGACAAGGAGGCCCGAGCCCTCTTTGCGATGGTCCAGACCTACCACGAGAAGTGCGGCCGGCGGAACGCGATGGACATCGCCCTCGCCCGGTCGCGTCTCGAGGACAGCAAGAGTAAGCTCGCGCCACACCTGCTCTACCTCGTCGACGAGTACACGGAGCTGGACCCGGTCACCGACTCCGAATTCAGGGACGCGATCGAGAAGCTGGTCACCTCGCGCCGGGAGGGGCTGCTGCGTGAGCATGGCGCCGCTGCCCTGGAAGCCATGGTCGAGGGAGAGTACTCCGAGGCGACCGCCCGGATGCGCGAGGCCCTTCTGGCGGCCGACGACACGGACCTCGAGGACGACCGACCCGTCGACATCCGCAGCTCCGTCGAGATCGACCGGGAGCGCCGGAGGACCGAGCGGCCACCCGAGGACGGGACGCTGGGGTTCGACATCGGGTTCCCTCGGCTGATGCGCGCCACCCGGTTCCGCCGCAAGGAGCTGACGATCCTGGGAGGCTACGCCTCAGATGGCAAAGCACTGAGCCATGGGACCCCGGTCTTGACCCCGAGCGGTTGGAGGGATGTCGAGGACGTCCGGGTCGGGGAGCTGGTAACCGGCCGGGACGGGAGTCCCACCCGGGTCGTCGGCGTGTTCCCCCAAGGACGACGAGACCTGCTCAGGGTCACCTTTGCTGACGGGTGCTGGGTGGACGTGGACCAGGACCACCTCTGGGCGGTCCAGGATGTCAATGACGCCAGGAGACCTGGGTTGGTGACGAGGACCAAGACGACAAGAGAGTTGGTCCCGGACCTGCGCCTCAAGAATGGCTCCGCCAAGTGGCGGGTTCCGCTCTGCGGCTCGGTGGAATTCGAGCCCGGTCCGCCGCTCCTGATCGACCCCTACCTGCTCGGGGTCCTCTTGGGTGACGGGTGCCTGAGTCAGACTTCCGTCACCTTCTGCACCGGTGACGAGGACGTCCCGTGCGAGGTAGAGAAGGTGCTGCCTCGGGGCGTGGTCATGCGCAAAAACGGGACCGACGAAGCCTCAGGCAGGGCCGTGCGCTACAGCCTCGTGACAGAGGGGAGGAGACAGAACCCCGCCAGAGATGCCCTCGAGGCCCTCGAGGTGATGGGCAAGAGGGCCTGGGAGAAGACGGTTCCCGAGGTCTATCTCTTCGCCAGCCCCGAGGATCGACTCTCTCTCCTGCAGGGGCTCGTCGATACCGACTCAGACGTGGCCTCGAGAGGGAAGCCCAGTTTCGTGTTCACCTCTTCGTCCGAGAACCTGACCCGCTCAGTGGCCTTCCTGGTGCGCTCACTTGGTGGTGTCGCCCGGGAGCGAAGCCGAATTCCCACCTACTGCCACCTCGGCGAGAAGAAGCAAGGTAGGAGGTCCTACGAAGTGTGCGCGAACCTCCCGGTTCACCTGATCCCGACTAGGGCCCACCGCACCAAGTGGCCGACGAGGCTGAGCAGGAACCTCGTCAGGAAGATCACGGCCATTGAGCCCGTCGGGGAGGCGGAGGCGACCTGTCTAGCGGTTGAGGCCGAGGACCACCTATTCATCGTCAAGGACTTCGTAGTCACACACAACACTCAGTTCAGCAAGTCACTGGCCTACAACGTCAACCGAGCGGGTGCGACCGTGATCTTCGTTGCGCTTGAGATGACCCGTGAAGAGATACGCACGATGTTCGTAGCCCAACATGCGGCATCCCTAGATCCCCGCGGGGTGCCGTGGGTCGACGCCCTGGACGGGATCCTGAACGCCGGCCAACGGAAGCTGTGGCACCGGGCCCTCGACGACTGGCAGATCGACTCGCACGAGGACACGGACGAGATGACCAGCGAGTCCGGCTCTCTGATCATCTGGGCGCCGACCCGGCGGATCACACAGGCAGACTGGAAGGCCAGGTTGCGGGCGTCGAAGCAGGAACACGGGATCGACGTCGCCTTCAAGGACTACACCGAGCTGGTCAAGCCCTAGGAGATCAAGCGATTCAAAAACTACCGGCTCGACCTCAAGGAGATGATCGAGGAAGACAAGGCACTCGCGCGGGAGCTAGACATCTGGCTCGTTGACAATCACCAGATCAGCCGGAAGGGACGCGACGAGGCTGAGAAGAGGAACCCACCGCACTACCTGATGCGCGACCTCGGTGAGTCCTCCGGCCTCGAGCGCGCGGCTGACTCTGTGCTCTGGATCTACAGCGACATGGACCTCCGGGATGACCGCGGGGCCATTGCCGGGGTAGCCAAGGCCCGGAAGGGCAAGCCGATCATCCACGGCGTCCGGCTCTACGCCGACTTCGAGAAGGCCGTGGTCGCGCCGCGGGCCGACTACGACTAGTGGGCGAGCTGGGACGGAGGATCGCGCGGATCAAGCTGGATCCATACCTCGACACGATCATCCGTGTCTTCCCGGAGATCGAGCACCCGGACCGGCTACCCGCCAAGCTGCGCTGCCTGTTGCCGGACCACGATGACAGCACTCCCTCGTTCTGGCTCTATGAGGATCACTGGCACTGCTACGGCTGCTCACGAGGTGGAGACGCAATCGACTTCGTCCAGTCCTACCACGACCTCGGAGTCCGTAAGGCGGTGGAGCTGGTCGAAACCGCGCTCGGGATCGGACTCGGTCAGTGCCAGGACCTCCAGGCCCTTGTCCTGCTCGCCCGCCGCAAGAAGGACGAGAAGGGGCGCCGGGAGTGGGAAGCGACCGTGAGGGAGATCGAGGACGCCTACACGGAGGTCATCCGTCCCTACCTGCTCTGTCGGGATACCCTGATCCAGGACCTCGCTTTCCATGACTCCGACTACGTGTTCGATGAGCTGAGATTGGCCTCCTGGGAGCCCCCTGCGAGGACAAAACGACGAGCACGGGAGAAGGCACGGCGTCTCATGGCATGGGCGCTCGAGTGGGCACAGGGGACGGTCAGGTTAGTAGAGAGCGCGACCGGCAAGGACCGCGTGACCGTCCTCCGGCAGCACCGTAGGTCGTAGCCGACTAGCGGTACCGCAAAAAGTTTTGCGACGGAACGACGGACTACCACGTTCGTTAGGTCGGGCTCGAGCTAGCGACATCGAATAAAACTAGAATTCGACTAGACAGCGGCTAGGTGACAGGATAGTCTTGTGGGTGTAGAGGCAAGGACGCCACTACCCAGAACAAACACGAGGCAGGAAACATGACCAAGTCGACTAAGAACAAGCCAACTGAGACCTCACGCGCTTGGATGCACCGCGCGCACCAGTCCGGCCAGTTCAACCTCAACTCGTTGATCGAGTTCACCTCCAGTGTCGTGGCCTACTGGGAGGCCACCAACCGCTCGGGCAAGACGATGCCGCTCCTCCAGCGCCTCCGCGGCTATGAGACCCCCAAGGGCGGCCTTCTCCCGCGGACCATGAAGCACCCGGTCACCAAATCCAAGTTCATCTTCCCCCTGTTCAGCTTCGAGGTTGGCGACGACGGCCTCTACCAGGCGACTCCCCTCCTCCCCAAGTGCCCGGAGTGCGCCGGAGAGATGAAGCGGGTGGCCGCGACCGAGAAGCGCCCCGAGGCCTTCGCCTGTTACGCCTGCAAGAACATCACGGAGGCGTTCGCGGACGTGACCGGTGACGGCACGCAGAAGAACGAGGCCCCAAAGGCCAAGGTCGAGGATGAGAAGCCCCGCAAGCTCCGAGACTACCAGCAGCTGATCACACGCGTGATCGCCATCGTTACCCTGGCCCGAAAGGTCGTTGAGCAGGCCAACATGACGCTGCCCATCGGCGTCCGCACTAGTGAGCACCTGGCGAAGCTCGCCGTTGTCCTCGGTGATGCCGACGAGGCATGGCGCCTGTGGGTTGACGGCAGGATCCCCTCGCAGTGGCGCGAGAAGTTCGACGCTGCTGGCCTGCCCCGCGGCAAGTTCCGCCCCCTGCCGACCAAGGACGAGAACGACCCCAGTTGGTACGGCACGGTCGCGGCCGTCCTCGACGCCGGCCTCCCGGTGATGATCGTCGGCCCCGCCGGCTCGGGTAAGACCTACTTCGCCAAGCACTACGCGAAGCGCGTCCAGAAGGACATCGAGATCGTCGTCGGATCCGGCGACCTGGCCGGTAGCCAGCTCTGGGTCGACCAGATCAGCGCCGATAACGGCTCGACCACGGTCCACCGCGGTCCGGCCAGCCGCGCCTGCACGGACGGCTCGGTCCTCCTCCTTGACGAGGTCGACGGGTTCGACCCCAACAGCCTCCTCCCGATGAACGCCGTCCTGAATGGCGACCGCCAGCTGAGCGTGCCGGTCCTCGGCGCCCTCGACATCAACCCTGAGGTGCGGATCATCGCCTGCGCCAACACCACGGGGTTGACCCGGGACCGGACCTACACCGCCCGCAACAAGCTGGACGGCGCGTTCCTGAACCGCTTCGCCGTGGTGGTCGAGGCTACCTACGAGGAGAAGGTCGACCGGAAGGTGGCCGAGAATGCAGTCCTGGCCGCCCTCGAGGCCCTTGAGGACTAGGGGCGCATGGTCCCGGGTGGGGAGGCAGAGAACCTCACCCGGGGCTGACCCGACTACCTAGCCCGCACGGGGACACGCTACCTGCCTCAGCGTGACCTGGGTTCGACTCCCGGGGCGGGCGTCCCGAGCAGATGCGAACAAAGGAACACGGAGCACGTGATGAGCAAGCAGAAGACCCGCTACAAGATCCTGACCACCATCCACAAGGCAGGGACGATCGGTGGCATGACCGCAGCGCGGATCGCCCACCTCGCCAAGGTCCACCCGGCTACGGCCCGACGGCACCTCGCGGAGATGCGCCGGGACCCGACGTCGCTCTACGCCGAGTACCTCATCTCGGCCGGGAGCGAGCGCGGCTACCGTTACCTGGTCGACGGCTGGCCGCCCAAGCCGGCCCGCAAGCAGAAGGCCCCGCGTCGCCGTCGTAGCTCGCCCGTGCGGGTCGCCAAGCCCATCGATGTCCTCCAGGTCCAGGTGACCGCTCCCGAGCCCGTGACGGTCCGCGTACGTGTCCTGACGGCCCTCCGGGGTAGGGACCTGGGCCTCCACGAGCTGGGCCAGGCCCTCCGGGTCAAGCGCAACGTCCTCCAGCGCGAGCTGGACGCCCTGGCGGGCCAGGTGACCCGGACGCGTGAGAACAACCGCTGGATCTACACCCGGGCTAGCTAGGCCTTGCGGTACCGCAAACCCCCCAACCCCTGAGGAGACGATGATGAGCATGACCGTGAAACAGATCAATGCACGAGTGGACCAGTTCTGCGACAGCATCGAGACCCGGCTCCGAGAGCTTCGCCGGGACCACCCGCGGGCGCAGTTCCGCTATCGGATCAGTCCCCGTTGGGGATGCGGGTCTCCGGCCGAGTTTGGTTCGCTCCTCCTGAGCGCGGTCCTCGACGAGGTCCGCAACTACTGCTACGCCCTCGAGGGAGCCTACGGCCCGGAGCAGCAGCGGGAGGCGGAGTCCGACCGGGCTCGATCCGGGATCGCCGTGGTGTTCTGGGATGCCCGCTGCCACTGGGAGTGCCACGACCTCCTGACCGGGGAGTCGTTCCGCCAGCCCTACTCGGGCAGGAAGCGGTGCAAGCACACGCGCCACCCAGATGGCTGGATCAACAAGGCTGTCCACGACATCGGGAGCAGCTACGACCTCGAGCTGCCGCGCGAGGAGCGGGCCAAGCTGATGCAGGTCCTCGAGCGGCTCCGGGACGAGCTGACCGGCAAGGGGCCGGTCGAGCTGACTCGGATCGGCCAGCCGGCCTTCACCTACGATGACCAGGTTATCTGGTAAGGAGCGAGCGATGACACAGACCATGACTCTCGTGATGGACACGCAGAACGTCGAGGTCGTCGGCGTGTTCCAGACGCCCCTGGCGGCCCTGTCTTACCTGCGCCGCCGAGACCAGGTCGACTACGAGGTCGTCGCGCGTGAGGATGGAGCCCCGCACGCGATCCGCGGCAAGGGGGTCTTCTACGACCTCATTGCGGTGGAGGTCCACCCGGAGACCGACGAGACCCTCCGGTTGTACGCCATCCACCTCCTGAAGCAGTTGCACAACATCAGGGCGATGAACGCCGTGAACCTCAGGGGCCTCCCGCGGGACGAGCTGCGCTCCCTGACATTCGTCCTACAGGGGATCGTCTCCAACTTCGCGGACGCCCAGCGACGGGCCAACCGCCCCTGGTAGGGCCCGGCCACACCTCGGATTAAGGATAAAACTAGAATGGGACTAGACAGCGGCTAGGGGTGCCGGTAGTTTGTAGGAAGAACGGAGACGCAGATGAGCACGACACTCCCCAATACCGTCCGCATCCAGTCGACCAAGGGCGACGTCGATGCTCCGGTGACATCGCTCGGTAGCACGGACGTCCACCAGCACAAGGGCGGCAACTACGCCCATGACATCAGCGAGGCCAACAAGGACTGCTGGCATGGCTGGTATCGCGAGGCTGTCAAGCCTCACCTCCTGAGCTGGTCGTTCCCCCGGGAGGTCCAGGCCATCAAGGATCGGGCTGAGCAGGTCCTCGAGGAGGGGATCCCGAGTCAGAAGCGGACGATGCTCCGCAACCAGGTCTATGGACAGCTCGACCAGCGGTGGATCAGCCAGATCGCCATCGGCCAGGACATCGAGCGTCCCTTCCAGCGCTGGTCGAAGGCCAAGCGCGACACGATCAGCGTCGCCATCTGCCTCGACACCACGGTCGCCTCTGGGCTCAGTAACGAGATGCTCAAGGCCAGGATGTGCCTCGCGGCCGGCCTCGGCGGCGCGCTCGAATTCCTGGACTATGACGTGGCGATCATCGGCGCCCACCTTCAGGTCAGCATGGAGCGCGCTGGATTCATGACCCGACCGCGTCAGGCCCCGGATAAGGCGGAGGTCCAGGCGATCACCTGTAAGGACTGGAACGAGCCGTTCACTGACTCCGGCCTGGCCCACATGGCCGATACTGGCCTCCACCGCCTGTCCTGCGCATGGGGGCTCAAGTCGGACGGCTATACCACGCAGCTGACCGACCGTGAGTGGCGGGAGTTGACTGACGCAGACCTCCTGGTGGTCGTCGGTCCACACAAGGGTAGCCGGAACGTCCTCAACTATGAGGGGTTGCCTAAGGGCGCGACCCTGCTCCCGACCGGTGACGACACCATTTACCTGCCCTGCGACAAGATCACAGACCTCGACCCGGCGGTCGACGTCCTCGAGCAGTTCTTCAACGCCCATTTCGGGAAGTAGGACGATGGCAAATACGAACAGTAAGAACGATGAGCTGAACGATGAGCTGACCCGGGGACGCCCACAGCAGATCGGCTTCCAGACCGCTGGCAAGATCGAGCAGCGGCTCATGGTCCCCATGATAGACGAGATGGGGTCGTGGGTCTCGTGGGCCCTCCCGACTGAGCGCGAGCGCGCTGCGCATGAGGGCCGGCGATGATCGTCCTCGCCTGCGGCGACGGAGGCCTGTTCTGTGGGCCTCTCCTGATCCTCGGGGGCGGAGCCCTCGCGGTCTGGTGCGCGACCAGCCATGAGCCCAGGACGAAGCCTGAGGGCGATCCCCGGGAGGAGCATGGTGAAGCCCACTGAGCCCCGCCTGACCCTCGACGTCGTCCCGGCCACCTGCCACTACAGCAACCTCCGCACGGAGCTGCCCCGGCAGTCCTGGAACCGGCTCAGGGCGAAGGCTTACTTCCGTGCCCGTTACCGCTGCGAGGTCTGTGGAGGCCGTGGTCCGGAACACCCCGTTGAGGCCCACGAACAGTGGGCCTACGAGATACCGGACGACCACAGCCAGATGCCTACACAGCGGCTCACTGGCATCATCGCGCTCTGCCCGGACTGCCACGAGGTCAAGCACTACGGGCTCGCCCAGGTCCGCGGCCGGGAGGCCGAGGCCCTCGCTTACCTCTGCCGGGTCAACGGCTACACGGACATCCAGGCCGAGGAGGCGATCTATCTCGAGGCGATGGTCTACCGCGCCAGGTCGACCCTGCTCTGGCGGTTGGACGTCTCACTGATCCTTGAGATGGGGGAGAGCGAGCTGTATGTCCAGGAGGTCATGGACCGGCGGGACGCCAAGAACGCAGTCGTCGCCGCTGAGCATGTCCAGGACCTCGACGCGTTCATCCAGATCGCCCGTGAGATCCTTGCGGTACCGCCAACCCCGGAACCTGAACCTGAGGATTCGACGGACGGATTTAAGTGGGTCTGACGCTCCCGACTCGTGCGTATCTAGAGGCGGCAGGGGAGCCCCAGCACGAGGCCGGAACCCAAGCTTGGAGACCAAGACCTAGGAGACAGATTCAGGTCCGTGGTGGGCCGGAGAATGAATGACAGAGGGATGTGCTGGCCGACCCCAGCGTGGAGACACCCATGAGCAAGAGCAGGTTGACCCCGGTCCTGAAGGGCCTCAACCCCATAGAGAAGTCGAGAGTTGAGACCTGGGTGCCCACGGACCGGGAGGGCCTGGTCGTTCGGGTCAGGGATCCCGGACCCGGTGAGGGGATCCCGGTCACCCTGATCGAGGACCTGACTGAGGTAGAGGTCCACGACGAGACATCCGGTGCGTGGATCCGGGGCCGCGCCGCAGCACAGACTACCCCTGGCTGGCCCGTCACGCTGATCAAGGCCGTCGAGAGGATCCGCGCCGAGGCCGAGCGAGCCATGGTCTGCCCGGAGTGCGACAGCTACCTGATCCTCCGGGACCGGGACCTAGAGTGCGCGGAGTGCGGACTGTGCATGAACCCCGACTGCCCGAACTGCGGAGGCCGGACGGCCTTGCGGTACCGCAAGCTCAAGGGCCAGCCAGCCGACATCCCTCCGGCATTCTGGGCGTGCCGGGATGATGCCTGCGCCTCTGCGCTCCTGTGGGGCCAGCGAGACCCTCAACCACAGCAGGTCCCGGATAAGCCGTGGACGGAGCACGGGGAGAGGGAGGAGCAGATCGCGGAGGCGCGTGAGGTCCTAGATCACCCGCTGGTCTCGGAAGCCAATGCGGTCAAGAAGCTGCGAGTGATCCTCGACGAGAACCCCGACCGGGTCCTGCCACTGGTCCTCGGGGAGACCACGCCCTCAGGCAAGAAGACGGTCCAAGCCAGGCTCGAGGAAAAGCTGGCTGAGGAGCGCCGGCAGGGCAAGCCACGACGCCGGGTCAAGAGGCGTGCCCAGAAGGCACGCCGGGTCCAGCCCGGGGAGAAGCGTGAGGGTATCAAGTACTACGGCCCCGAGGACTCATTGCCTGGTCCGTCCGGGACGTCCCTGGTCGAGGTCCCTGAGGACGATGAGACCTCCGTGGCGTCGTCTGTCTACCCACACCACCGGCTAGCTCATGCAGCGCTGAACCCGATCCAGTCGCGCGTCCTCGATGTCTATGACCGGAACTGCAACGTGGTGATCGCCGCCAGCACCAGTGCTGGTAAGACCCTCAGCGCTGAGATGGTCATGGGTGACGCCCTCGACCGCGGCGCCAAAGCGATCTTCCTCGCGCCGCTCCGGGCCGTCAGCCAGGAGAAGTACGACGACTGGTGCGATGAGGACCACCCGTGGTCAGAACTAGGGGTCGAAATCTGCACGGGTGACTACACGATGAGCCAGGCGAAGCGGAAGGCCCTGCGCCGCGCCGACGTGATCGTGATGACATCTGAGATGCTCGACTCCAAGACGCGTCGGATGGGGAGCGACGAGAACGGCTGGCTGATGGAGACACTCTGCGTGGTCGGCTCCTCCGGGATTGCACTTGCGGACGGGACTACGAAGACAATCAAGGAGATCGTGGAGGAGCGTCTCGAGATTGAGGTCTTAGCTTTCAATCACTCGATTGGGAAAGTCGTCAAGCGCAGGGTGACGGGATGGCACAAGAACCGGTTAGGAGACAGGAATCTCGTTGAGATCACTTGCGGTACCGCAAGTCTGACCTGCACCGAAGATCATGAGATATACCAGCGAGGCGTGGGGTATACTGCTGCCAGGAAGCTCACATCTTCGAGCACGCTGGAGGTGCTGGATGCCGGTCAAGAAGGGACACAGATTCGGCGCGAAGCGCACGGTCGAGCTGACGGACATAGAGCGATCGGTTGTCATAGGGACACTGCTCGGAGACAGCTCACTATCGTGGGGAACAGGGAACCGGGTAAGTGCCAGAATGCGTGTGAGGAACAGCCTCGCACAGCGGGAGTTCGTGTTGTGGAAGTACGAGATGCTTCGGCGTCTTGTGCGGACTCCTCCGAAGGAGGCGCCGAATCGTGGATACAAGCGCGACGGAATGGCATTCGGATTTTCCACGAGGTCCTTCGGAGAGGACCTACTCAAGATCAAACAATTGATCGAACCCGGGAAGACGGTGACGCGCGATCTGCTGGACTTGTTGACGGAGCCAGAGGGACTGGCCGCGTGGTACATGGACGACGGATCGAGGTCGAGGGGGGCGAGTCTCGTACTACATACACAGTCAATGACTGCCGACGAGGTGCGGTTGACGTCGCGTTGGCTCAGGGAGGAGTGGAATATCGAGACCAGGCCGATGTCGGTCAAGAACAGAGCCTACGAGGTGCTACGTATTCCGGCGGAATCAGGCGAGCGGTTTATGGATATCGTGAGACCATTCGTGACCGGGATAACATGCATGGAGCACAAGGTATTGCACAGGAGAGAGTCGCTGTTCTGCACGATGTGCGGCACAGGGTTCGAGGCAACGAGGCGTCAGATCCAGCGCGAGACGAGACTTGTCACCTGCCGGTCCGAGGACTGCATGAGGGCCCTAGCCCGTATGATTCAGAGACTGAACGACGCGAGGATCGGTTCGTCTACGACCTAACCGTCGAGGGTGAGCACAACTACTTCGCCGAGGGAGTCCTGGTCCACAACTGCGTGGTCGTTGACGAGGCTCACCTGCTAACGATGAAGGACCGCGGCGACGCCTTGGAGTGCGGACTCGAGCGATTCACTCGGTTCAACCCCCACGCTAGGATCGTCCTCCTCAGCGCGACCATGCCGAACGTCCATGAGCTAGGGTCCTGGCTGACCCGCCTGAACGGGAAGCCGACCCGCCTTGTCCAGAGCGCGTGGCGTCCCACCAAGCTGACCGTTCACCCCGTGCCGTACGACCACCAGACGTCGGGTTACAGCTACCACAAGAACGAGGACTCCAAGCGGGCTAAGGCGATCGAGCTGCTCCAGAAGTACAGCGAGGACAAGTGGATCGTCTTCGTCCACACGAAGAAGATGGGCCACGCCCTGCTGGCCCAGCTACGGGACCGGCACGAGCCAGCCGAATTCCATAGCGCTGACCTCACCCGAGACAACAGGCTCCGGCTCGAGGACCGGTTCAGGCACGGAGACCTCAGGGTCGTCGTAGCCACTTCGACCCTGGCCTACGGCATCAACATGCCGGCGCGACGGGTCATGGTCGTCGGAATCCACCGCGGCCTGGAGAAGGTCGCACCGCTAGACGTACTCCAGATGTTCGGGCGGGCCGGGCGAGTGGGCCTCGACCCTGAAGGCGATGCCTACCTACTGGTCCCGGAGACCCGTGATCCACGCGAGTTCGACCGGACCGTCGAGGCCTACTCGAAGCCAGGTCTGATCGAGAGCCAGCTGAACGAACTGCACACGCTGGCCTTCCACTTGACGGCGGAGGTAGCCGAGGGGTCAGTGAGGACGACCGCGGATGCAGTTGCCTGGCACGCCCGTTCGCTCGCGGCACAGCAGGGCCGGGGTCTTGACCAGGAAGGGAAGGTGCTCAGCGCCTCCCGGGTAATGCATGACCTCTGCCAGTGCGGCGTCCTCAAGGAGGAGGACGGGAGCTATGAGGCGACACAGCTCGGTCACGTCGCGAGCCGACTCTACTACAGTCCGTTCGACGTAGCTGACTGGGCGTCCAACTTCCGCTGGGCCGCGGAGCGGGATAAGCACCACAACGATGACGTGGTCGCGTGGGCGCTCGGGAACGTCCGGTCGGCCTATTCCAAGAGCTACTTGCCGAAGGAACACGCTGGTGACATGGGAGACCTCGAGTGGCGCCTAGGACAGGTCGGAGTGGACCGGGCCTCCAACCTCCCGCCCGCTTGCCTGGCTTTCCGTGGGATGATCGAGGGGACCAAGTACAGGGCGATGTCGTCCTATCAGCGCCAGCTAGAGTACGACGCCGACAGGATCATGCAGGCGATCACCATGATCGACGCTCGGGTGCTCAAGTCGCTCGGGAAGACCTACTGTGACGGCCTGGGTATGCGACTTCGCTACGGGTGCTCCTGGGAGGAGGCCGACCTGTGTCACATCCCCGGGGTAGGCTCCCGCCGCGCACGGCAACTGGCTGCCGCGGGAGTCAGTGGGGTAATGGACGTCCTGGAGAATCGCAAGAAGGTGGTCGACGCACTCGGGAGCAAGATCGCGCAGAGCGTGATCCGCGGGGCTAAGGAGGTTGCCAGGAAGCGTGGAGCGCGTTGAGGATTTTAGGGTAGACAGCCGGCTATATACCGGCTATACTCTGACTAGATTAGAGTTAGAGGTGAGCTATGGCAAAGAAGCGAATCAAGCGACCGAACAACCCCGCTGGGGATGCGGTACCGCAAACTCCGACCATCATAGTCAATGACCCTACGTCCTCGGTTGACTTTAGCCGTGACGCTAAGGGGCAGCCCCGTTGGACCATCAAGGTCTATGGGGATGCTGACCAGATGGACGAGGTCCTCGATGAGGTCCTCCGGCTCGACCGGGAGCTACTCCGCCGCACCACCATCGGGGAACAGAGAGAGGACCCCGACGATGAGTAAGAACAGGATCAGACGGCGCAAGAAGGCTCGGAGAAAGCGCCCACAGGATCGCTCGAGTGGTAGTCCCGAGGGGTTGACCATGGATGAGATGCTGAACCGGATCAACGAGGCCAAGGACCCGACGTGGATGACGACTGATGAGGTCAGGCACGTCTTCAACGACTGCCACGTCGTCACGGTCTACAAGATGAACGCCCGGAAGGAGTTGACTCCCTACAGGAGGAGGTCAACGGGACCGTCCAATTACTACAGGCGCGATCAGGTCGAGAGCGCCGTTAGGCGCCGGTTCCAGCTGGTCCAGGCAAGCAGCGACAGCACAGGGAGTGATGATGGGGCAGTCTACGAGACGGGCGTCCTTCGGGGAGCCAGGGGTCGTCCTCGCAAGAGCCAGAACGACGACACGAAGCCGCGCCGGAAGGCCAAGCGACGGAACAAGCCCAGGTGACCTGCTCACGGTCGAGACTACGGTTAGGAATCTGGCCTATCAGATGCGCCGAAACATCCCACTGCTCCGTGACCTCGACAACGAGGACCTGGTCCAGGAGTGCTACGTGAAGGCCCTCACGAGCCTAGACCACTATGACCCTAGGCTCTCATCGCTCAAGACGTGGACCGTAGGGATCGCTAGGAATCACCTGGTGAGCGTGGCCCGCAGGATTGGATCACGGCCCCAGGTAAACCGGGAGGACATTGAGATAGTCTCCGGCGTGCCTGGCTCAGCGGATCCGTCCTATGAGCCAGATATTGGTCGCAGGGTCGTGCTACGTTCCCAGACCAAGGAGATGCTCGGGTGGCTCTCGCAGTGTCCCGACGGGATCGACCAGGGGTGGGCGGTCCTGAACCTCCTACTCAAGACGAACGCTAACTGGAGCTACACCGCCAACGCCCTCTGCATCCACACCGGGCAGGCATGGACCACTGAACGCGTGCGCAATGTGGTGCGCGCGATCAAGAAGACTCCTCGCGGACAAGCGCTGTGCGACTCCCTGGGAATCCGTATCGACAACGACAACGAAGGAGACTGAAATGGCTCGGGTTGCTACCAAGAAGACCAACAAGAAGGCTGACCCTCTCGATGACCTCGAGCGCGAGATCGCGGAAGACCTCGAGAGCGAGTTCGACCCGGAGGACCTCGATGGGGACGAAGCGCCGGCCAACGAGGCCAGTAAGCCGGCGAAGGCCCTGTTGGGGCAGATCGTCAGCTTCACCAACGATGAGGGGGCGACGATCACCGGTAAGGTGATCGAGGCCGGCCTCACCGACGAGGACACCAACGAGTTTGACCCGGACGGCGTGACCGTCGAGGACGAGGAGGCGTTCTGGGACACGACGCACGACCAGTGTACTGTTCACGGCGGCAAGAAGGACTCCGGTAAGAAGGCACCGGCAAAGACTTCCGGCCGTAAGCCTAAGGCCGCCAAGTCGTCGGCCAAGACGGAGGACAAGGACGGGACTGGGGCGCGTGAGCGCCGCATGATCGAGGTCGGCAAGGTCAAGGTGTCGCGCGACAAGCCACGCGACGTCGACAAGGAGTCGCCGCGCTACAAGCGGATCCTGGCGGACATCAAGAAGCGCGGTCAGCGCCATCCGATCGACGTCGAGTCGTTCAGCAAGCCCACGCTGATCGACGGGCTCCGTCGGCTCTCCATCGCTGAGGACCTGGGCTGGACCCACATCGAGTGCCAGGAGGACGAGAAGGTCGAGGACGCGGACGACCGGCTGTTCCACGGCCTGATGGACAACGAGGCCAGGGAGGAGATGAGCTGGGTCGACATCGGCCGCACGACGGCCAAGCTCGTCAACGGGGGTAAGTACTCCCAGCGGAAGATCGCCCGGAGCCTCGGGCTCAGCGAGTCGCAACTGTCCAAGATGGTCAGCGCCGTCTCCAAGAAGGGGCTGCCGAAGAAGCTGCTTTCCATCGCGGAGAACGGGTCGGTTGACCCCGGTGACGAGAAGCACTCCAACTACTCGATGTCGGTCTTCCTGGAGTTGCCGACGGCGTCGAAGAAGGTCCAGGACCAGGTCTACGAGCTGATGTCTGATGGCAAGCCCTGTTCGCTCCAGGACCTCCGCAACCTCAAGAAGGCCGACAAGAAGGAGCGCCAGGCGGCTGGCGAGGACGTCGGTGAGGATCGCCCGAGCAGCAGCAGCGGTGCGTCCTCCTCGACCTACCAGGCGGTCAAGGTGGGCGACTGGATCGAGTTCAAGGTCGTCCAGGACGAGGTCGTGGTCAAGGTCACCCTCGACTGGCCGAAGAAGACGTTCCGGGGCTTCGACCCGGTCCAGGAGATCAAGGAGGCCCTCGAGGTCGCCTACGGGGACGAGAACAAGGCCGACAGCATCGACTCCGACAAGGCGCTCGGGACGGCCCTCTCGCGGGCCAAGAAGGAGCTGGCCTAGCAGGGTCCAGGGGCCGAGACGTGGCGGCGAAGCGCGCACGTAGGGTGGAGAGGAAGCCGGACGACGTCCGGCGGTCCACTCCGGTCGACCCGGACAGGGTCGCTGGCCTGCACCGCAGGCTCGCGGTCCTCCGGGTCCGGCACGAGGATCCAGATGAGATGGACGCCTCGTCCCTCCGCACGCAGTTCGTAGCGATCCGCCGGTCGCGAAACGTGATCCAGCGGATAGTCTCACGCCTCAGCCCACGGCTCGGACAGCTACGTGCCGACGCCTCTCGGATCGAGGCCGTCATAGCGGCGGAAGCAGCAGAGTTGTCCCTGCCCACCAACGCTGCGCTCGACGGGTGCCGGAACGAGTCCCAGAGGAAGGCCCTGCTGCGGTCTTACCTCCAGGAGTGGTACGAGGCGAGGGAGGACGTGCGTGCGGACCTCCTGCTCATCGAGGAAGTGATGACGCACGCGAAATGGGTCCGCGAGGAGATGAAGTACGCGTTCGAGGAAACGAGTCGGAGCCTCGCGGCTATCGAGATGGACTACAAATACGAGCGGTGACCTTGCGGTACCGCTAACAGCAAAGGAGCCAGAGATGCCACGCACAGTCGGATGGGAAGACAAGTCGATCACTGGAGGCCGGGGAGGGCCAGACAAGGAGCGCAGGTTCCGGGGCGTAAAGGGGACGACGTTCGTCGTCAGGGTCGTCACGGACTGTGAGGAGTACCGGAAGCACTTCGTCGATGACGTGTTGGAGCCGAGCAAGAGTGGCGAGGCCAGGGGGTTCAACATGAACTGCTCGAAGACCTGGAACGACGAGCTGGAGGACTACGACGGAGAGTGCATCGGCTGCGAACGGGAGTACGAGACCTCGACCAGCTACATCGCCGGCATCCTGGTGCTCGGGTTCTACAAGGGCCGGTCGACGCGCGTGCAGCGGCAGGACCCCGAGAACGCGGTCCACTACTGGGACTTCGGTCCGGACAAGTACCGCCAGATCAGCGACATCGTTCTGGACCTCCAGCGGAGCAAGAAGCCGAAGAAGTTGGCCCAGGTGGAGCTGACGGTGAAGTGCGAGGACGAGCACTACCAGAAGTTGAACATCGCGATCGGAACTGGAGACCCGATCATGGACAAGGAGAACGCCCGCGACTACCTCGACTGCTGGAAGGAGGAGGGCCCCGCGCTGATCAAGGCCGCCTCGGAGGCTCCCAGCATCGCGGAGCAGAAGCGTCGGCTCAAGCCCAAGCGGAAGCGCGATGATGACCGTGGTGATGGCAGTGAGGACGAGAAGCGGACGAACAAGAGGACTCCCAAGCGCCGGAGCAAGAAGCCAGACCCGGAGCCGGACGATGACCAGGACGGAGGTGACGAGGACCTCGACTCCCTGCTGGATGACATCTAGGGATCTTGGTGGGGCCTGCTCAGTCAGGCCCCACCAAGACCTGACCTTGCGGTACCGCAAAGTGAAGGAGGTTGAAGTGTTCAAGACGACGCTAAAGCTGGCCGGGGTCACGTTCCCTAACCCGGACGGGACTGCGCGTCAGGACATCCTAGGGGTGCTCTATGACGAGTACTGGACTGAGGACCTGGAGCAGGAGATCAAGCTGGAGCTACGGCCGGAGCCGGACAACAAGTACGACAGCAACGCCGTCGCTGTGTTCTGCACTGCCCCTGAGGATGCCGTGGGCCAGATCGGCTACGTCCCGGCGGAGCAGGCCGCGATGGTCGGTACTGCTATCACGGAGGGACGCCTGAGGTCAGCCGAGTTCGATGAGATGGGCTGTGCCCGTGGTAACCGAATCTGGGCACGTCTCCACATTGAGATGAGGTCAGAGCATGACTCCCCAGAGGACCCGTTCGGGGACGACGCCGAGTTCCTGACGGACGAGGACGGGACGACCTACAGGGTTATCGGATAAGGACTCATGTAGATCGACTGGGACACGGTGAAGCAACTCCACATGAGGCTCGACAACGCGCGGGACGATTATAGGCTCAAGGAGGAGCGCGGATAGAGGCCCATGATGAGGAGACGAAGGCTAGGAACAACAAGACAAAGCGGTGTAGCTCAGTGGTAGAGCGGCGGTCTTATGAGCCGTTAGCCGGGGGTTCGATCCCCTCCATCGCCAATGGTCCTGGTAGCTCAGTTGGTAGAGCGTATCCAGTGAAATATCTGGGTAAGGTGTCACGGGTTCGATCCCCGTCCAGGGCCACCTCATACAAACGTCCTGTGGGTCCCGTAGCGGGTTCCGTGGCGGGTCGCAGGATAGATTCGGGACCCGGTCTCCCCGCCGGGTCCCGAATCGCTTACACAGTCAGAGACGCATCCTGGAGGCTACGTGGCAGGACGAGTCAGGAAGCGTAAGCAGCAGAAACTATATGTCGGAGTCGACCCGGGAAAAGAGGGGTTTATCTGCGCCGTTGACCACCGCTGTCACATCAGAGTCATGTGGTCGATTCCCTACGCCGGGAAGCAGATCGATGAGGTCCTGTTGGCGAAGATGATCATCGCGCTGGTCAAGTCCGGGGCCCAGGTGTTCTTCTTGGAGCACCAGCAGCCGCACGCGAAGGAAGGCGCGGTCGGGGCCCACAGCGGTGGGACTGCCTACGGCGCCCTGAGGATGGCCTGTGCCATGGCCGGGATCCTGGGCAAGGTGCCCTACGAGATCCTCCGGCCGGAGGACTGGAAGCGCAGGGCGAAGATCCCGGTGCCATCCGTCCCGAAGGCTAAGCTGCCGCCGGAGCCGGAGAAGACTAAGAAGGCCGACCACCGACGCTGGAAGAAGGAGGTTGAGAAGATCAAGGCCAAGCGGAGCCGGGAGGTTAAGAAAAGGCGGAAGGCCCACAGTATCGCGATGGCCGAGCGCCTCCAGCCGCACTATGACTTCTACAAGACCGCGAGGTCGAAGGGACCACACGACGGCAAGTGCGAATCGTTCTTGCTGGCGAGAGAGGCCTGGAAGCAGGCCCGAGGGATTAGAGACGATGCCACCTAAGACAAAGAAGAAGGCCAAGCGGAAGGCCAAGCCGACCGCGAAGAAGCAGCAGCGCGCCGCGGTCAAGAAGGCCGCCAAGCAGGACTCCGGCGGGACCCTCGCAGAGCGCCGCGCGAAGATCCGGGAGCGCTATGACCGACAAGTAGTGGTCTACGCCGATGACCCGCCAGCAGAGTTTGCACCGATTGACTTCGTCATGCTTGCCCGGCTGCTCGGTGGAGGGATCAAGCAGGGTGCAGTGGTCGAGATCGCGGGCTGGGAGGACTCAGGGAAGATGCAGCACGTTGACGAGCCTGTCTTGACTCCGACTGGCTGGAAGAGGATCGGCGACCTCGTGATCGGCGACCTCGTGATCGGAGCGGACGGGAAGCCCACCCCCGTTGATGGCGTGTTCCCACAGGGGGTCCTCGAGTCCTACGAAGTGACGTTCTCAGACGGAGCGAAGACTGAGTGTGGAGACGAGCACCTGTGGCTCACCAGGACCATGCTGGACCGTGAGAGGGGCACTCCTGGCTCGGTGAAGACCCTCTCGGACATTCGTAGGACCATCAGGCGCGGCCGGAATCCCAACCACTCGATCCCCCTGGTGTCCCCGGTCGAGTTTGCGGTACCTCAAGACCTCCCGATTGACCCGTATACCCTGGGCCTCCTGATCGGGGACGGGAGCATCATCGGGTCCAGTGTCGTCCTCCATAACCCAGAGAGGGATGTCGTCGATCGGTTTGAGTCAGGTCTCCCCTACGGTGACCTGACCAGCCCCTACGAGTCTCCAGGTAAGTGCCTGGCTACGAGAGTCAGGAGCCCAGTGATGTCTGCCTCGTCAGCTACGGCAGAGGCCCTGCGGGACCTGGGGCTAGCTGGGTGTCGCTCCTACGAGAAGTTCATTCCCGAACCCTATCGGTTCGCCTCGATTGAGGACCGTCGCAACCTGCTCCTTGGGCTCATGGACACGGACGGGACGGTCGACAAGCCGGGTCAGCCGTCGGTGTCCTACTCGACATCATCGGAGCGTCTCGCGGACGACGTCGCCTTCCTGGTGCGTTCACTGGGTGGTATCGCCCGGACGACGAGCAGGATTCCGCGCTACAAGTACAGGGGCCTGCTCAAGAATGGCCGGAGGACCTATCGGATTTCGATTCAATTCCCCTGTGGGTGGTGCCCGGTGTCGAGCGAGAAGCACGTCTCTCGCTGGAGCCCACCGAGGCTGATCAAGCACCGGAGCATCGTCGGGGTCCGTGCTGTCGGGGCTAAGGAGAGTGTCTGCATCAGCGTTGCTGCACCTGACGGGCTCTACGTGACTCGCGACTTTATCGTCACCCACAACACGTCTCTAGTGGTTGCTATCGCGGGGATGATCCAGCGCGCTGCACCGGAGGGTAAGAAGCACGTTGTCATGGTCAACTTCGAGATCGTCGAGGACCGCGTCTGGTGGGCCACGCTCGGGCTCCAGACCGATGACGACCACTTCACCATGATCGCCAACGTCCCTCTCGAGGAGGGGATCGGGGCCCTCGCTGACCTGATCCGGTCCGGGGAGGTCTGCTGTGCCATCGTGGACTCGGTCTACGCCGCGTCATCACGGGCGAATGACGAGCTTCTCAACAACTGGGCGGACCCGAAGGGCAAGCAGGGTGGCGGAGGAGGGATCGGTGTCGAGGCCCGCCAGTGGGGCGTAGCCTGGACTGCCATGAAGGGCCTGTTCACCGAGTTCGGCGTGATCTGCCTGGCGGTCAATCAGGTCAGGATCAAGATCGAGATGGGAGGTGGGGGTAAGAAGTCGTATGGGCCTCCGCCGACCACGACGCCGCGGGGCAGCGCGCTCAAGTTCTACGCCTGGATTCGGCTCGAGCTGACCGGACGGCTCCTGGTCGACGACAAGAACAAGAAGCGCACCGACGTCGACGGCCGGCAGATCAGGATCCGGGTCATCAAGAACAAGACCTCGGGCGACCAGCGCGGGCTCTGCCACTACGACCTCATCCGCGGTCAGGGATTCGACCTCACGAACGAGCTGATTGAGCTTGCCAAGGAGGCAGGTGCGATCCGTCAGAAGGGCGGCTGGTACTACATCGGGAAGGCCACCAAGGTCCAGGGCGCGGCGAAGCTGCGCGCGTGGGTCGAGGCCGAGCCCCGGCGCCGGGATGTCCTCCGGCAGGTCGTCAAGAGGTATCTGAGTAAGGTCGATGACGACGAGCTGTTTGAGGAGGTCAACCTCGATGCCGATGACGAGTAGGGCGCCGTCCTAGGCATTGAGGTTATAGGAACGGCAGTGGTAACCTCTAGTGGTGATTAGTCCGCACATCAGATTCGACGTCAGGATCAGCGCTCGCCTGTGGCGAAAGTGGCTGAAGGCCAACCCGCAATTTATCCAGGTCGGGAGGGCCCATGACCCGGACCAGACTGAGGCGGCTGCGATCCTCGAATCGTTGTTGGCAACGATCCTGACGAGTGACCTACTGAAGGTACATCGCACTCCTCTAACCGATACGAGCACGGCCCTCATGCTGGCGGTCGGTCACGTCGAGGTAACCGAGGAAGGCCTAGTCAAGGATCAGGATCCTGAGGAGAGCTAGGTCGGGCTTGCGGTACCGCAAGCCCGACCTAGCTCTCAGGCGTGAAGTCATCACGATGGTCAGGATTCAGCAGTGACCCTCCGCTCGGAGACCCACCGACATGGATGTTCTGGCTGGGAGTCACCATCGTCGTCGCCTACCTACTCATGGAGGCGCTGACCTAGCTGACCTGGCGGTATAGTCCCAGCAGGAGGAAGCAGTGACCGAACCGGCGTTTAGGTACCCGCTGAAGGACAACACCTACCGGGTCATCGACGGAGACACAGTGTCCGTGCTGATAGACCGAGGGTGGGGAGACTGGCGGAAGGTCTCAGTCAGGATCCTCGGTGTTGATGCCCCGGAGTCCAGGACCCGCAAGAACCTGCTCGAGCGCGAGGCCGGCGGGATGGTCACGACGTCGTCAAGGCCTGGCTCACAGAGAAGGTCGCGGCCTCCACGGCATCTCAGCTGTTCGCCTCGTCCGAGGAACGGCCCAAGTACTTCGGTCGGGTGATCGGTCGGCTCTGGGTCGATGACCTCACGCTCGACGGCAGCGAGCTGTCTAGGTTCCTGATCGATGGCGCATTCGTCCGGCCATACAGCGGAGGAAGGCGGGGGGAGTGGTCGGCGGATACCCTGAGGTCGATCATCGAGAGTGCCAGGGATTATCTAGGTGAGTCAGATGGCTAAAAACCCCCACCACCACTAGCTCTCGCTCCCATCTCCTGCGTTTAATAGAGAGCAGGAGACGAAGATGAGAATGACTACCGTCATCCTCTGGGTTAACAACGCAGAGCAGCCGTACGATCACGGAGGCGTCGTCGAATACATCGATGGATACCTCGAGGCGACCTACGGTGAGGGGATGTTGACCCGCGTGGACCACCGCGGAGGAGGAGATGCTCGCGGCGAAGGCTACGTCTACCTGTTTACCGCCAGGGACCTCGACGTTACGGAGTTCGTTGACGTGGTCCACAACGCGCCATGGAAGCACCAGGGCACGAGCACCCTGATGATCCACTGTCCCGGCTGGGACGCGCCTCACGTCTACGCCACCGGAGACCCGATCCCGCTGAGGCAGGCATGAGCTACCTGAGGCTAGACGCCGCGGGCTACGACCTGAACATAGCCATGATCATGGTGTCCTGATGTCTCACCTCCGAAAGGTCGGGATCAGGGCCTACCGGAGCATCACCAAGGCGAACCTCAGGCTCGGGGAGGTCACGGTGATCATCGGGCATTCAGATTGCGGAAAGTCGAATGTGGTCCGTGCGCTCCGGGACTGGGCGTTCAACGTCGCCGGGACCAGCTTCATCACCCTAGGACAGCAGCAGGCCAGGATCGCCGTTGCAGTCGGAGAATCCTGCCGGGTCATGTTCGAGAAGTCGGTCAATAACAAGAAGGGCGCGAGCCGCTACGCAGTACAGGACGCCAGGACCGGCGAGAGCCACTCGTTTGAGAAGGTAGGACTCAACGTGCCCCCGGAGGTCCAGGACGTCACCGGGATCGGTGAGATGGACATCGACAAGGACACCCGGATCAGGATCCAGTTCGCGGAACAGGATGACCCTTGGTTCCTGCTGAGCAAGTCCTGGAGCCCCGGACGGGTAGCGAAGGTGGTAGGCAAGATCAGCGGTGTTGACGCCCTGATCCTTGGACAGCGAGACGTCATGCTGGAGCGGAACAGCCAGCGCAAGGTCCTCAAGGACGCGACCGCCGTTGAGGAGTCGGCCCAGCAGGCGCTGGAGGGCCTCTCCTGGGCCCGAGAGGCCAGGGAGCGGTTAGACTCCGCCCTGGTAGTCGAACGACGCCTGACGGGCCGGAAACGAAGCCTGGCGACATCCCAGCGCCACGTCGTCCACCTGAGGGGGCTCCGACTGCGCCAGGCAGCGGTCCAGGGGGTCTACGGGGCCCTGAAGCAGGTTTGCCTCGAGGTCGACGAGTCCGGTTACCTGGCCGACCTGGGCCGGCTCCGGGAGGCCACGGCGCGGCACCGGGAGGTCGAGCGGACCACGGAGCGCCTGGAGCGCGTCCGGGCCGAGCACGTTGCGGCGAAGGAGCAGCTTACCTACGCGGCGAAAGAGCTGAAGAAGGCAGCGCGGGCTGGAGGGACGGAGTGCCCGCTGTGCGGTCAGGGCTCCCACCCGGGGTGCCTCGAGGGGCTCGCCCGCGAAGCCGAGGAGGCAGCACGGTGAACGACGCTCGACTGGCTGAGGTGATGAAGAATCTCACGGGGCGCGCAGAGCTACCAGGTGACCTGGTGCGGGTCGAGGACGGGGTGACACGGGACGAGCTTCGCCGGGCCCTAACGGACCTCGCGAATCTTCGCCGGGCCGACCGGAACCTCAGGATCATGGGCAAGGCAGTCAGGATCACAGTAGTCAGCGACCTCTGCACGGCCCTCCGGGAGAGCATCGCCCTGCAAGCACACTACGCCGCGCTGCTGAACATGCACGACGGCGGCGAGCGAGTGATCTTCCACACCGTCGATGAGTGGGAGACCCGGCTGAGGGAGATCGGCAAGCTATGAGCAACTGGCCCGGGGACAGCATTGACTGGCGTGGTATCCGGCCCGGAGACTTGGTCACCATGGTTCCGGCTTCGTCCTCTCCGACCGCCCAGCGAGGCTATGTCGTCACCAAGCCTGACGGCCGGCTGGCTCTCGCATACTGGGACTCCAAGAGTGCCGTGATGGCCCAGCACATGCTCGACCTCTGGGCAGCGGCCGGCCAATGCACCCGGACGAAGAGGGAGGCCAGGAAGCTGGCCTCAGGACGGCAGCCGTGAGTGACGACATCGACGACCTGATGGACGAGATCAAGTCCCTGCCCCCCATCGAGCGCGCGTGCTGCCACAAGGCTAATCCGTGCTGGGACTGCCCACTTGCGGTACCGCAAACCGAGGCGTGAGGAGACGACATGAGCAGCAACATCGTGAGGCTCTGTGGGCGACGTGGGCTCATGGCCTGGTGTCATAGCTGTGTGGACTGGGAGCCGTTCACCACAGGACCCAGCGGGTGTAGTCACTGTAGGGTCTGCCGGAAGCCTATGCCCGAGGTATACAGCTACGCGGATAGCGCTCCTCCGACTAGGACGTGGAAGCAACAGGCGGAGGTCCAGCCCGAGGCACCGGAGCGAGAGCCGACGTGGTGGCTCTACACCGAGTATGACGAGGCCGGAGTGGTCCGGTCAGCAGCGACGCCGGAGGATACCCTTAGGGACGCCCTAGCGGCCGGATGGTGCCCGACCGGAGAGGTCTTCGCCTACCGGCTGGTCGACATGGAGATCCTCGGATGCTACCGAGACGGGGAGCTGTTCCTGGATGGAGCAGTCGGTCCAGAGACGCCAAGTAAGGAGTGGTGTTGCACGGTCTGTGGGTCCCTGATCCCAGATGACATGGTCTCGGTAGCGAACGCAGACGGTAGTGGACGTCGTCACGTTATCGGGTCACCGAACTGCCACCCCGGGAGCCCCCAGTGACCCTGACCGAACTCGAGGACCGCCTGACCGAGATCCGCAGGATCGCCTCGGCGTCAGGCCAGAAGCCGGGTAGTTACCTGGTCGAGATCCTTTCCAGCGACCCGGAGGGACTCATCAGCATCGCTTTGAAGAGCGTGAAGGTTGACCACAGGAGGAACACCATCACCCTACGGACGTGGAGCTAACATGGTGCATGCCTCTTACGGTCTCGGTGGTGCTGGTCTTCGCAGAGTCGCCCGAGGTCGCCCGGAAGTGGATCGCCGCTCACCAGCGACCAGGGGTGATCTTCGCCTACGCCTACCGCTGGTCGTCGATCGTCGGCCGGAACCGCGAGAGCACATTCTGGGCCCGCGTCGGGGAGTGGTGGCGAATCGAGTCCAACGAGGAAGCGATCTGGTGGGCCAAGGACAACGGTTACCAGGAGTGGTCCTGTGAGCTACTGGATCGTGACCTATGAGTACGACTCGTTAAACCCGCACGCCTCGAAGCGCTACGAGACCGAGGTCTGTGAGGGTGACCTAGGGGTGTGGTGGGCCGACAAGCTCGAGTGGTATCGGCGCTATGCCGATGAGGGCCGCGAGTCCGAGAGGATCGCCGAGGAAGATGGCCGCAAGGTTCCGCTCGCTGATCGACGCTACTCGGTCAAGCTCTCCATCATCAACGCGACACCGATCCTCAGGAGGGGCTACGAGCGCCTCAAGGAACTTACTGGATGAAGTGGAAGCTGATGCACCTGGTGACGTCGCATGACCTCGAGATGAACCGCCGCTGGTGGAGCGCCGACGGGGAGTGGGTACGCGCCTGGAGTGAGGGTCGGATCTACGACTCAAGGATGTCCGCCCGGATGGGGCGCAAGGTCGCGGTCAAGCGCAGCGGGCTCCAGGACACCAAGCGGGTCCGGCTCGTCCCGGTCTGTGACGACGGGGGCCGGTGCCACCACGACTGTATGCCCGAGGACTACGCCGAGGGGCAGGGGTGCTTCCGGCGCCAGCACGCCTCGCCACTCTCCGCGACGGGGCACGAGACCTGGGAAGCGTTCGACAACGCAGCGGAGACCGAATGACACGCCTGGTGTTCATGAATGACCCCCACTACAGCAGGCACGCCCCGGAGTGCCGGGCGGAGTCCTACGCGCACGAGATCCTCGACAAGCTCCACCAGTGCGCCCGGATCGCCGCCAGGCTGAAGGCGGAGGTGATCGGCTGTTCAGGTGATTGGTTCCACCGCAAGGGCAAGGTCACCTTCAGCGAGGCTAACGACATCCTGACCCTCCTGCATCAGTGGCGCGCCGGGTCCAGGAATCGGGACCCACTCGACGTGATCGGGATCCTGGGCAATCACGACATCGCCGGACACTCCCTGGATAGCCTGACCGGGAGGGCGGTCGGAGCGCTGGTCCACAGTGCGCTCCTGCACCTTCTGGACCATTCGCCATGGGTCAGCCGGAACAACAAGGTCGTCGTCACGGGCTCAAGCTACCGGCACGGCGAAGACGCCAACGACGAAGCGCGGCTCGAGACATACAGCGTCGGGAAGGAGTCCGAGTTCGATCATGAGGGTCGGTTCTGGATCCACGTAGCCCACGGGACGCTGGTCAAGCGCGAATTCTTCGGGGACTACACCCGCATGGGGGACCTGGTCAAGTTACTTGATCAGTACGGTATCTGCCCGGACGCGATCGTCTGCGGTCACCTCCACTACTCCGAGGGGATCGTCAAGTTCGCCCGCCCCAGCGACGGGAAGCCGGTCAAGATATGCCGCGTCGGGTCCCTGGGCCGGGTAAGCATCGACGACCTCGAGAGGACACCTCAGGCCCTCGTCCTCGTGGTCCAGGACGGGCGCTGCGTGGCGAAGGCCGTCCCGATTGGGGAGGAGCCGAATCGTCGCTCTGCTGAACCGGCAACCTCGGGTAACGATGAGGACGCTGGGGCCTACGAGGCCAGGATCAAGGACTTCGTCAGGATACTCCGGGAGGAGGCCGACGACTGGTCTATGGCAGACCACCAAGACCTACTTCACAGATTAGCTGAGGAGATGGGTCACAACGAAGACGTCGTCGCAGCGGCTATGAGAGCCGTTGAGCGCCGGCAGTGATTAGGAGATTGAGATGACGAGGAATGAAATCGCTGATGCGATCTATGAGCATTCGGACGACTTGGCGAGCAAGGCCAGCGCGAAGCGCGTGGTCGCCGCGGTGTTCCAGGAGATGTTCCACGAGCTGGGCCGCAAGGGCGAGGTCAGCATCGGTGGATTCGGAAAGTTCACTACCAAGTACCGTAAGGAGAGGGAGGGACGCAACCCGATCAACGGTGAACAGATCACGATCAAGGCGAGGTACGTCCCACACTTCAAGCCGGCCTCGGTGCTGAAGGATGCCGTTAACAGCTAGGGACGAACAAGCCGGGGAGGCCGGTACCTCCCCGGCTTGCGATACCGCAAAGCTTGCGATACCGCAAAGGAGGTCAGGTGGCTGAGGACGTAGGCAAGCTGAGGAAGCGGATCGAGAAGGCGAAGGCCGACCTCGCACGTACTGAGGGAGAACAGGGGGCCCTGCTGAAGCAGATCGAGGCAGAGAAGGAGGCGCTGCGGGAGACGCTTGACTGCGAGCCAGGTGAGGAGAAGGAAGCGATCACGGCCCTCCGGAAGAAGATCAAGGCTGATGAGGTTGACCTCGAGGAGTTGCTCGATGAGGCCGAGAAGCTAGCCCAGGGGGATCCTGAGTGACGGGCAGGCTCCAGAAGCTATCACGCCTGGTATCTCAGGCTGAGGGTGAGGTCAAGGTTACCGAGCGTAGCCTAGTGTCTGCCCGGCAGCGGAAGGCAACGGCGACCCAGAAGATCGAGACCCTTGAGGTCGCGAGTGAGCTGCTGACCGCCGCTACCGAGGCCCGCCGGGAGGAGCTGCGCGACCGCGTCGAGGTCCTGGTGACTAGGGGACTGCGGGCGGTGTTCAACAGGCCTGACTATGAGTTCGCCTTCCGGGTCAACCTCCAGCGCGGCTACATGGGGATCGTCCCCGTGCTCCGGTCTGATTTCATGGGGAAGCGCCTCGAAGACGAGATCAGGGATAGCCGCGGCGGAGGAGTCCAGGACGTGGTCAGCTTCATCCTCCGGGTCGTAGTGCTCAGCCTCGCCCGCCCGGCTCTGGCGAAGGTCCTCGTGCTCGACGAGGCGTTCAGAAACGTCGCCGACGCCCACCTCCGTGGTGTCGCTACGCTACTGATGGAGCTAAATCGGAGCGCTGGCGTCCAGTTCATCCTGGTGACCCACAAGGCCTCCCTGCTAGATGCCGCTGACGTGATCTACAGGGCCTGGCTCGAGGACGGTGAGACCAAGTTCACGCTCGAGCACGACCTAATCGACGAGGACTATCACCAGGCTCCGTCTCGCGAGAGGCTGAGGGAGGAGGAACACAGGTCGGCATTCCAGGACACGGACCTCACTCGCCCCGTCAGCGGTGAGCCAGCAGAAGCATCAGGCCAGGCTGGGATCGAGCAGCGCCGCCACGTCACGCGAAAGAAGGTCCAGAGGAAGAAACGAAAGCGTGGCTGACCCAAAATCACTGCTCTACGAGTTGGTCGATGAACACGGCGAGTTCGTGCGAAAGACCAAGCATGGTGGCGGGCTCTACATCATCAACGGTCAACGCGTCGTTATCCCCGGGACAGCTGGAGACTACCGCGCATGGAACAACAGCCTCGCCGACGTCAAGCGAGCTATCCAGGAATCCGATACTGGCCAGGTGCTAGGCACCAATGAGTTGGAGGACGAAGTGAGTGGATTCTCGAAAGAACAGATGCAGGCGATGGGGATCCACGTCGGGGAGAAGCGGGTCATCGAGGTCCGACAGGTGGCTACGCTGACCCTCAAGGCTCTCTCTGGCCTACTCGGACTCTCAGGCGGACAAGATGATGGGGATGCCATGCTGGCTCTCCGGGACGTCAACGGAAACGAAGTTGAGGGACCGATCCAGTTGATCAGAACTATGAAGGAGGAGGAGGAAGAGTGATTGTGTCAGCAGAGCAGGCCACGGCAGAGAAGGGCTATCCCCACCCGGGGAATCAGATCACGTTGCCGGACGGCGGAGGGGTGATCACCCTCCAGTACGGCCACCCCGGAGAGGTCGGCCGAAACGGCTGCTTCCCGACGGACGTGATCCAGGGGCTGATCGACAACATCAGCGTCTACCAGGACCGCGGCCACCCGATGGCTACGAGAGAGACCGCCCTGGCGATCACCAGGCTCCAGGAGGCCAAGCACTGGATCGAACACCGCAAGAACGAACGTAGGGATCGTGGCGTTCACCAGACGGATAAGCCGTGAAGATCCTACTGAGCGAGGCCAAGCCGGGGCACTGGGAGATCGAGGTAGCGCCGACCCGGGATGATGAGGAGACGCCGTCGATCGCTCAGATCGTGCAGGTACTCAACACCGTCCAAGGGGAGCTGATCAGCCAGCTCGTGAGGAAGAAGAAGGAGAAGGCTGGGTCGCTGATCCAGATGCCTACCCTGGGACAGATTGACTCAGCCCAGCGCGGTAAGACCGAGTGAGGAAGGCGCTGGTGACAAGGTGAGTGACACATGAGCGGACTTCATGCAGACCCTCCGGACTGCCGCGCCTGTGGACTCTGCTGCATCGCCTCGTCGGAGCAGGATGCATGGGCTGACGTGGAGCCCGAGGACATTCGCCGGCTCAATCAGCGCTGGGTCTCCAAGAACGTATTGTTCAGCCGGCCCATTGACTTCTTGTCTGCGTTGATCGACGGAGGGGAGCCGGTGTTCGGCGCGATCCGCACTCAGGCTCGCAAGGTCAAGCGCGGGCCACTGAAGGGCTACTCGATCTGTGGGTGCGTGGCGTTGCGCGGGTCACCGCTCGGGCAGGTTAGCTGCACGATCTACACCCGACGTCCCAGCGTCTGCAAGGACGCGCTGAGCCCCGGTGACCGGGAGTGTCTCAGCCTGCGCGAGCTGACCCGGGCCAAGATAGAGGCCGAGGCCGATCTGAAGGTCCTGGAGAGATGAGATTCATCACGGATCAGGATTTCAGGGAGTACCTCGTCGACGGCATGGCCCGGACCTACCGGGACTGCCAGGCCTGTCCCCTGTCCCGTCACAGGACCAACGTCGTGCTCGGTGACGGTCCGCTCGAGCCGCTCCTGGCGATCATCGGGGAGGCACCACGGGACGGGGCCGATGACTACGGCGTACCGTTCCATGAGTCTGATGAGCCGAGCCGACTACTCCGCCGGGCCCTGGAGAAGGTCGAGATCGACGTTGAGCGGGACGCCTGGATGACCTACGTGGTGTCCTGCCAGCCACGCGATGACCGGAAGGCGCGGCCTGAAGAACGACGCGCCTGTACGGAGCGCCTACACGCTGAGATGCGGATCGTGAAGCCCTACGTGATCCTCTGCCTAGGCAAGGCAGCGCTGCACCACGTCTGCCTCAACATCCACCGGTCTGACTCTCTCGGAAAGCACCGCGGCCTGGTCAAGAAGCAGCACTGGCCCTACGCGTCGTTCGGAGGTTGCGGTACCGCAAACCTCAAATCCGTCTTCGCCACCTACGACCCGGCCTACCTGATCAGGATGCAGGGCAGCGCAGATCAGCGAAGGATATCTCACCGGTTCGGACAGGACCTTCGCAACGTGAAGCGCGTCTTGGACAAGGTCGCCAAGAAGGTCAGAAAGACAGGATGAGCCAGCACACAACGCAACATGAACTTGATGTCGAGGGGTCGAAGTTCGCCGTCCTCCGCCGGAAGACAGTTTACGAGGACGGTCAGTTCATCATCGACTACAGCATGGACAACGGCACCTCGTGGGTGAGCACGATGGCCGACGCCTACAACGTAGCCAAGAGAACAGGGAGCCTGACGGAGATCAGCAGGCCGATCACCGAGGGAGGTGAGTTCGAGGCCTTCCTGCTTGCCCTGGTCGAACAGCTCGGTGAGCTGAAGCCTGGTGAGCGCCTGATCCTCGCCCGCACAGATACACAGGTCGTGACCCTAAAGGAAAGTGCCGTGTTGGCTGTCCGGGCCTCGGCTATCGCAGATGTTGATTTGAAGATGACGGAGGGCATGTGAGCCAGGAGAGGTTGGTCGAGGTCTACTGCCAGACCGAGGACCGGGTAGCCGGGACGTTTCGCACAGTAGGCAAGTTGAACGCTGCCTCGATGAGGAACGTCGAGACCCGGGACGCAGCCAGGTGGCCGGTCCAGATCCAGGACGGTGTTCAGCTGCTCTGCCTGGGGTGTAGCTCACCGTTGTACTTCCGTGACGGTGAGGGTGGCATGATCGCCGCCGTGCCCGGCATGGCTGAGGTCTGTGAGGACACGGCTGAGGTCAAGGCCAGAGAGGCCCGCGCTGACGAGGCGTTGAGGGCCGAAGCGAAGAAGAAGGAAGGTTAAATGGCCCACAAGAAGGGCTGGGGAGACGAGAAGGTGGGACGGAAGCCCAAGGTCGATGACGAGATTGAGCTGGACCTCGACGACGCGGATGACGACGAGATGTCGGCGCTGCTGGACGAGATCGAGATGGACCTCGGCAACAGTGAGGAGGACGGTGACGATACGCCTCAGAAGCCGAAGAAGGCGGCCAAGGCCACCAAGAAGTCGAAGCGCCGGTCCAAGAAACCAGCGCCCGAAGATGAGGACAGCGGAGGCACGAAGGTCGCCAAGAAGAAGGCCAAGAAGGCGACTAAGAAGCGCGCAGTAAAGAAGGCCGCTAAGAAGGCGACATCAGAGGCCGACATTGAGGACCTCCTGGACGAACTGCCTGACGGCGACGAGCCCAAGAAACCAGGGGCTAAGAGGGGTGATGTCGCCGCCGTAAGTGAGTGCCCTGTCTGCCGGTCCATCGATGACTGTGCCTGCAATGAGGACGACCGCGCGTTCACCCGCCGGACCCGGTTCGAGTCGGACGTCGAGACCGTCTCGCGCTGCCCGCGCTGCGGCCTCCCACTGTCAGTGCTCTACGTCCCTCGGGCCGGGACGTCAGCGCCCTATGACCTGAGCCACGCGGCAGCTATCTATGCGTGCGTCGTTCACGGTGGAGCCGGGATCGCCACCGTAGCCGCTATCCAGTCTTCCGGCATCGAGCAGGAGGACTAGACGTGCTTGGGCGGCCGTGCCCCCATCCGGTGGACCCGATCCCCGGCAGGCGGGCACTGGCCGCCCATGCTCTAGGACTATCACTAGTCACCGACAATGTCACAGCAAAGGAGAGCAGATGCCACAAGCCGAGCAGCAGGTAACCGTTACGGTCATCGTCCTGGTCGAGGGACAGGAAGCCATGAGGGGGCAGGCGACGATCCCGCCCTACAAGCGTGCGTCTATCGAGGACCATATCGTGCAGGGCACGGTCCGCAGCGCCGCCTTGAGGGCGCTGTCGACGACACCGCTGTTGAACACCCACCAGGTCTGGGACAGGCTCCACTCAGTCTGGCAGGTCGGCGAGGAGCGCCGGCAGATCGCTGAGCTGGAGGCCTCCGGCGCGGACATCGAGGACTAGCCATGATCGACGTCAAGACCGAGACCAAGCCAGAGACTAGCCACGGATCCGGGTCACCGATCGTGTCCCCGCGCCATATCGTGGAGAACGTGGGATTCGGTCGGGACCCTGACGACCCACAGGCTCCGTTCAGGGCGGCAGACACGACGCTCTGCGGGGAGCCCTGGGACCGGTTGAACGTCAAGCACAATGGTGCGATCTGCCAGAAGTGCGTGGACGAACAACGACGGAGAGCAAGCCGATGAGCGATGACTACAAGCAACAGGTCGAGCTGATCAAGAAGCAGTGCAAGGTGGCGGGTCGGAAGCGCAAGAGCAAGCCGAACGTCCTGGTCTTCCGATCCTCCGGGACCGGCAGGGTCGGAGACCTGGTGACATTCGGTCCGCCCTGCGCACACGACCTGCGCTGGTCCTGTCTGCTCCTCGGGGAGGCACCGAATCGTTGGCAGGGGGAGGATCCGATCCAGCGCGGCCGGCACACGCTCTATCGCGAGGACCTGGCCGAGCTATGCGGGCTCACGATGCCAGCGTTCTACCGCTGTTTCGTCCGAGCGAATCTCCTGAGCCGCTGGCCCGGTCGCTCCGGCCGGGGCTCAGCCTTCCCGCCCGCAGAGGCTCGTAGACGAGCCGAGAGCGTCGCACAGCACCTCGGGTCCTTCCGCAGCGTGGTCCTGGTCGGGAGACGAGTGGCGCGAGCCTTTGGGCGCTACAAGCAGGACTGGTACGCCTGGTACGACGACGGACCCCGGGTAGCGGTCGTCCCGCACCCGAGCCGGGTCAACCGCTACTGGAACGACCCGGCCAACGTCCGCGCCGCCGAGGCGTTCTTCCGACTCCTGGCCGAGGGTATCCTCGAGCCGCTCCGGGCTGAGAGTTTGCGGCGCCGCAATTTGATCGCCGCGGGGCGTGACCCCGACAAGGAGACGCGGTGAAGGCCGTTCTCATGGTCGCAGCCAAGGACCTGCGTGCCGGCGACTGGATCTGGCAAGCCGCACTCTCGCACCAGTCGATGAGTGGATACCGCCGGGTCACGTCGCTGCGGGTCATCGGCGACAACATCCACGTAGACCTAGCGACCGGGTGGAGTACTGCCTACCACCCCAGAGAGAGCGTGGCCATTGAACGAGACATAAGGGGAGACACCGTGAAGGTTGAGCACCGTGAGACCAAGTGGGGGCGGATGTTCCGCCTCGGTGAGGCCGAGGTCATGCACTTCGACAAGCCCGGAAAGTTCCACGCCCACCAGGACCAGACTGAGATCGTGTATTGCGTCGCCGGGATGGGAGACGTGGTCGAGCAAGACGGGCCCGACGATGAGGTCAGAAAGCCCTGCACCCCAGGGTGCGTGATCGAGGTCGGGTATGCCGTTCCTCACCGGATGGAGCCTGACCCGCTCGGGCCTGGGCTGACGTGCCTAATCACCTATCAACCGAAGGAGACGACATGAGGCTACTGTGTTGATGAGGCTACTGTGTTGGATGATCGCCCTCTTCACGGGTGGATTCCGGGGCCACCGCTGGCGGATGGTGCGGATCAATCCGGCTAAGCACGTCTCCATCATGCACCTCCACACCATGGCCGGCCTCGACGCTGACTGCGTCCGCTGCGGAGCAGAATGGCGGGACGCCCAGCCGGCCGTTTCCCCGTGGTCCAGGGTCGAGGACGTCGAGGGCGTGTTCTACGTCTATCCCTGGGACAGGCCGACGCACGAAACAGTCAACAAGGAGACGACGTGAGCAAGGACAACGAGATCAAGGTCAGCGGGGTCACGAAGCTGCCGGACGGGAGCGGGTTCGCCACTGCGAGCACTCCTCTCTCGAAGGACCACTGGCTGTATGCCGAACCCTCGAGCGGCTATGAAGCTCCACCGATGCCACTGCGGATGGGGAAGGGCTCACCCAAGCGGCGCGAGATGACTGAGATGCTCAGGGCCGCCGGTCGATACGCGATCCGGGCCGCGACGATGAACGGACAGGACGAGGACTTCGACCCAGACGCGATGATCCAGAACCTCGTCGTCGGGATGTTCGGCTACCACACCGACGACGGACTCTCAGGCGACGACTGGGCCAACCCCGACCCGATCCCGCAGCGCGCCGACGCATGAGGTCCCGCCGCGGAGGGCGCACGCTCGATTTGGTCCAGGCCGACATCCTGTCCTACCGACCGGAGCCGGAGTCGGTCGACGTGATCATGACCTCGCCGCCCTACAAGGACGAGGACGGCTGGACGCGCGAGCTGATGTACGCCCTGGGGAAGGTGGCCCGGGAGGCCCTCCGGCCCGGAGGCCGCCTATTCGTCAACCTGGGGCAGCTGCGCGGCAACTATGACCGCCCGATGAGGTCCTGGGGTGCGATCAGGACCTCGGGGCTCAAGCCCGGCCAGACGATCGCATGGGTCAAGAGCGCCGTCGTGCCGTCCTGGCGAGAGGCCGTCCTGGAGGCCCTCCGGGACCCGGACTGCACGCCAGAGATGGTGAGGAAGATCCTCGAGGCGCCGGGACGGCCGACGCAGCGCGGGCACTACACGCCGATCACGCTCAAGAGCCCGACGCTCAACTACGGCTGGGAGTTCGTGTTCACGTTCTGGAAGCCACCGGAACGCGCGATGGACCGGCTCTCGATCGGCGTCCCTCACACCGACCCGAGCAACCGGGACCGCGGGACGCGGGGTAAGCACGGAGGGCTGCACTGCGCCGGAGACGTCTGGGTAATTCCCTATCGGACTACTGGCGCGAAGACCAAGAAGACGACCGCTGGGCTCCAGGGCGCCTACTCGTTCCCGGACGAGTTAGCCCGCCGGGCGATCAAGCTATGTGGCCTCGAGCCGGGCAGTACGGTGATGGACCCGTTCTGCGGAGGAGGCACGGTGCTCCGGGTAGCCCGAGAGCTAGGACACGACGCGGTAGGGATCGACCTGAACCGCGAGGCGCTGAAGGTCGCCTGGAAGACGTGGGCCGGTTAGCCGATCAGGTCTGGTGCGTAGGCCTCGAGGTGCTGGCGGTGGACGCCGGTCCGGCCGTCGACGGCATTTTCGACCGTGACCCCGAGGTCGGTCAGCCAGCGCCGGTCGGTGAGCGGGAGGTCCTCCCAGATTGGTGCCAGGTCCCCGCGGTAGAAGGAGCGGACGATAGCCCCAGCGCGGTAGTCGTCGACCTGGACGACACGCTCGTGATCCTCGATCGAACTACCGGGACCGGGAGTGAAGGCGAACAGGGTCAGGGGGACGGTGGTCGTTGTGGTCATGTTAGGAACCTACTAGATACTGCGCTCTCAGTTCAACCGTTTAATGGATTAGGCGGAAGATGCCTAGGATACGAGAGTCTCGGTCAGATGCAGAAGAAGCGAGTGAAGAAGCGGGTGAAGTCGAAGAAGGTACGGAAGGCCCTCGGAGCCGGGTTGTCAGCAATTGCTGGTCTGGATGATGACCCGGATCCGCCTGAGACCCAGAAGGCCACGCCGAAGCGTCATGAGACTCAGAAGGCTACACCGAAGCGTCGCGTAAAGCGCCGGTCGAAGGCTCCTCCCAAGCCGTTCTTCGCTACCTGCGGAGTTTGCGGTACCGCAAACGTCGAGATCGCCTACACCGAGGCTGACGTCAACTGGGAGATCGCAGGACACCAGGACCACTACGAACGGCAGGTTGGCTCCTGCTGCTCCGGCTACGTGATCGGTCGTGACCTACTCACTGCCGCCGTCCTCCGGGAGGTCTCGAGCCGCCTCAGGGGAGTCGACAGGACACATCACAAGCTTGAGAAGCTGCGCGAGGCTGTAGGTCCCGAGCTGGGTTTAACCCCCGGGGACCCCGGGGAGGCCCAGCTGATCCGATGGGCCGAGAAGGTCGGCGTTGAGTCGGAGTGGCTGGAAGCCTATACATGAGGAACGACGGTATCAGGAGATGTAGGCACGGGTTCCCTGTCACGACTATCCAGGACCGGGGCTGGATAGTCCCACAGGCTCCGTCGGAGTGTTCCGTCTGCATCCAGGAAGGGTGGTCTGGACCAGCATACCGACCCGGGAAGCCAGGTGAGGCGCCTAACCCGAAGATACCGCCTCCCGTGGTCATGGACACCTGCCGGGTGACTAAGGGCTGCATCATCGTCATAGAGCAGGGCAAGCCCCATAGCGCTCCGTGCCTGGTCGATGATGACCCGGGCACGGAGCCCGATCACGGGTTCTATTCCCTATGCTTCACGGCGACTGGAAAGATGCACGCTATCGGGTCCTACAGCCCGAACTGGTCGGTAGCACTATGTGGGCAGAAGGGAACCCACTGGGGGATCTCGAAGGAACCCGGACACATCAACTGTAAGACCTGTAAGAAGCTGAGTGGACTCCAATGACTAACGAAGCACCGTGGGAGGTCCTGACCCGGCGCACTGACGTCCCAAAGCTGACGTGGCTGATGAGGTCCCTGTCCAGGCTAGCAGTCCCACACAGGCTGAACGGGAGCAGCTTCCATGCACCGATACTCGAGACGCGGGATGCCGAGCGTGCGAACCGTGTATTGACCCCGGTCGACAACCTCCCAGACGATGACGCGGCGTTCACCTCCGAGTCCAGCGCGTGGTGGATGCAGCACCTCCACGACGAGGAGATCGGGACCACCATCGGAGCTATCGGTGTCACCGCCCACGCAATCCGAGAGGTGATCGCCCAGGAGGTCTCCTGCCGTCTAGAGGGGGCACCGGTGGACGACTGCCCGTTTGCCTGTGGCGCGGTCCCGGAGTGCCCGGCCCAGCTCTGGACGGCCTGCCATCCGATGGTCCGGCTTGAGACGTTCTGCCTATCCCTGGCTGAGGTCCTGCCGGTCCGGGACGACATTGCACGGCACGTCCAGGAGATGGTAGACGCACTGACGAAGGAGCACGGCCAGGAGGCACTGCTGCCTTCGATGCACGTCCTGGCGACGTGGTTCACCAACGACATGCTCGAGCTAGCCGCGGGACGGCGCTGTGACTACGAGGCCATTGCTGGCCTGGTCTCCGCTGAGCTAGTCCCGACCCAGGACGGTCTGGCCCCACTGAGGTCAGAGGTCAACTTTGACGAGGCTGTCCGGCATGGGTTCGAGCCGGACCAGAACTGATGGTGCGTGGTGACCTGGGGCTGGTCGAATGAATGAGGGGGTGCAGGATGTCTGCCAAGCGAGTACTACGGAAACGGGTAAGGATTCTCGAGCAGGAAGTGAAGTCGTTGAAGATCCTCGCGGTATCACAGGGGGCAGTGAACCTAGTCCTGTGCCAACTACTGGTCCAGCGCGGCGCGATCCGGCCCGAGGACGCCTCGCTCGTCTCCGCAGCCTACCGGGATCCAGGACCAGACCTCACGCCGGAACAGATCATGGAGTGGGCACGGACCCAGTTCTCCAGTGCCACGCGGCCCGGATGCGACGCCGAAAGGGAGGAGTGAGGGCCGTCACCCATGAGTGCCGGCAGGACGGGTGTCTGAAGCGCACCCGTGAGGGGAAGCCGTACTGCCCGGACCACGTCTACCTGAATCCGTACGTAGCCTCGTTGTTGGCTGACATGGAACGGATCGAGGTAGAGAAGCAGGCCCGGAAGGCAGTAGCAACTGGGCACGTTGCCCACGAGATCATGGTCGTCCTCTGGTCCAACAACGGGGTTGCGAGCGTCGAGTTGATAGCGCGGACAGCGGGGCTCGAGCGTGGCCTGGTAGTCAGGACGCTCCGGGCGATGGTGTCCGAGAAGCGAGTCATCCTCAAGCGGACTAACCGCGGGAGGACGATGGCGAAGTCGAAGGAACAGGACCCGATGAGGAGGCGACGTGGCTGAGACGAGGAGGCATTGATGGCTTGGATCGGTAGGACAGGTGACGTGCTGTATGCACTCGAGCTGGCTGGCGCTGAGAAGGACGAACAGGGACGCTTCCTGACCTCGGTCCAGGAGCCCGTTGGACCCGGTGACCCTCCGGCGTTCACCTACTCGGCGTTCATGGGCCGGGGAAGACGAGACAACGACATCTTGATCGGAGACAGCTTGCGGTACCGCAAGTCCGGTCACTGGCACCACGTCGTTGACCTGCTCAGCGGGACCGGGATGTCTGGAGTAAATGTTCTCTGATGGACTATCGGTGCGAGGCACTCACCAGGCTGGTGATCGATGCCGCAACTGGGTTCGAGTTCCACGGGGTGGACCGGGACGACTGCGGGTTCTGGGTCAGGGTCAGCCGAGATACCGACGAGTCCGAGGAGTGTCGCTGGGTGATCCACCGATTCCATGAGAGGCCCTGGTATCGGATCGCCGGTAGGGAATTCCCGTTCCAGAAACCGGCCGTGCTGTGTGAGCACAGCAGCCCCGAGATCAAGGGCCTGTTCTGGGCCCCGTGGCATCCTGAGGCGGCTCTGCCAGGTGATGACTCCTGGCTCCCGATCGGATACGAGAACCTCTACGAGGCCGTAGCCCACGCACTGCGGATCTGCCAAGGAGACGTGTTGGTGCCGGATCCCCCAGACTCGGAGGAGAACGAGTAGTGGTTGACGGCGAGGGCTGCTACCGATATTCCTGTACCGCTGAACGCGACCACGTCTGTCAGGTCTGCTCATGGTGGATCTGCATCAACGTGCACCACGTCGTCACCGATCACCGCCGATGTACCGTCCGGTGGACAGACGCCGTCCTGGGCCGAGGACCGGCCTGGCTCGTAGAAGCGGCTAGGGCCTCCCGATGACCGACGCGACGACCTACGAGTGCCCACGCTGTGGCGCCGGACGGGCGAAGAACACGCCCTGCCTGTGTGGCCGAAAAGTGCTGCCGGTCAACAGCTTCTGCTGTTGTTCGTGTCCCTTCGCCGTCCCGGACGTCCGCGAGCTACGTTGTCAGCTCTGTGGCGGCTACCTGAAGATGGTCAACCTCCTCCGGGGCCCAGTCCAGACTACGCAGGTCAAGACCGCAACGGCCCGGCAATATTCGGGACACGTCAGGCTGAGGCGTAGCCGGGCAGTATCCCGGGACCACGACCGCGCCTGGGTATTCACCGACGGGGCTACCCGGGGCAGCTACGCTGCAGTCGTCCTCAGTCCAGGCCAGGAGCCCCTGCACCTCTCGCGGTTCGTGGGCCCGATGAACCTCCCACAGCGGAACGTGACGGCCGAGATGATGGGCGTCGCGCTCGGCTTGAACGCGGTCCCGGAGGGGTCGCGGGTTATGGTAGTCAGCGACTACATGGGGACTGGATGCTGGCTCGCCGGCCAGTGGAAGATCAAGAACCCGGACGCCCTGCTGCGCCTCCGGCTGATCGCCCGCCTGATCCGTACGCGTGGCCTCGAGGTCTCGTTCATCCACCACAAGGGTCACCAGGTCGACGATACCGACTTCACTCGCTGGAACAACGCAGCTGACAAGCTCTGTGAGGAGGCTGCCGAGGAACGCTGCTGGTGTTCGTCCTGTGGGTCCCTCGAGGTTGAAGAGTGGGGTGAGTCCGGCCGGTACTGGATTCACTGCTACGCCTGCGGGCAGGACGGCCCAGACATGGAGGACACCGATGGCACGTAGAATCACCGATACACCGATGCCCAGGAGGAGGACCCGGAAGACGATCTGCCTCGACTTCGACGGCGTCGTCCACCTCTACCGGTCGGGCTGGCAGGGGTCAGTGACCGCGATCACCGACCCACCGACCCTGGGAGTCCGGGATGCGGTCGACAAGCTGCTCGGGAAGGGGTTTGACGTGAAGGTCTACTCGACCCGCTGTGCGGAGCCCCAGGGCTACCTGGCTGTCCAGAACTGGCTCAGGCGACACGAGATCCGTGCCGACGTAGCGCGCTCGAAGCCCCCCGCGGTGCTCTATGTCGATGACCGGGGGTACCGGTTCGACGGCGACTGGGACGCCCTGTTGGCGTTCGTAGACCGACCTGAGAACCTCGATCCGTGGCAGGTAAGGGACCTAACACCAGAGGTCCCGACACTGAACGTCCTCCAGCGTCCTGGACTGATCGACCGCCTGACCCGGGCCGGACTCCTGGACGACGAGACCGACCCGGAGCTGATCTCGATGCTCCAGCACATCGACCGCGAACTTGATGAGACTAGGAGGCAGTGACGTGCCGGAGGGTGGGGAGGGAGCAGGACCGAGCCACTCGCTACCTCCCCACCCCGAGGCGCCCCAGAGACAGATGAGTGATCCGAACGAGGGAATATGGTCGGCGATCCTACTATCAATCACCCTCCTGTTCTTGATAGCTACCGTGGGAGGAGCAGCCCTGGCCTGGGGGGTCTACGTCTACGACCTCACCAATCACCTGCTCCGGTAGGAAATCGGATGACCGCCGGAAACTGCCGTCACTGTGGGACCGCGCTCGAACAGGCGAAGTACAGGAAACCGAGGACGTTCTGCGACCTACACTGCTTCATCCTGTTCGCGAAGGCTAACCCAGAGACCAAGCTCTGTAGTTGGTGCGGGAACGAGTTTGAGGATCCGCGGCGGCTGAGTCAGAATCGGTTCTGTTCTTCCCATTGTGCCCGGGATGACTACGCGTTCAGAGCTGACCCGGACCGGTCCTGTCGCTGGTGCCCACGCGAGCCGGGTGAGAACCGGATGCTGTCCCGGACGCAGTGCAGGACGTGCCACGCGAAGCGCGAACACTACGGGACGTGCCGTCACGGACACTGCGGCAGGATCCTACGCCCCCGGGGATTCGGCCGGCAGGGTCCAGGTCTGTACTGCCCCCGTCATGAAGGCCCGGACCTCTGGCACAGGATCACCGATTCGGTCCGGGTCCTGCTGGTGGACCGTCAGTCCGGGCTACTCAGGATCTGTTATCGACTCAATTCTGGGAAGACTTCAACCCCCGAGTGGGACGGTCGGATCGGGCGGGCAGCCCAAGATCGCAGCGTGATCATGCTAGTAGACCGGGATGCATTCGTATCGCGCGAGACCCGCTGGGCCCTGGCGATAAAGGGGATATCGGACCCACGTCACCGACTAGACCGATATCCGTGGTCGATCTTCACCGTTGACGAGGTAGGGGGCAGAAATGGCGATCAGATACGCCGTTCCATCCGGGACGCGATGACTGCCTGTATCGCCGCCGGGTCGCCAGTATCAGCGGTGGGGTTTGGGGACCAGTTCAAGGATGCGACTACCATGACTACGAATCGTCGCTGGGAGCGGTTCAAGCACAGGATCGCCGATCTAGGTATCGAACACCGACGTCTAGAGACACAGCAGGATAATAGCGTGCCAATTGCATTCGACGAGACCCAGTGGGAGTCGTGGATTGCATTCACCGACCAGCGAGTTCTCCAGCGCCAGGATAAATCACTATGGATATAGGACCGGAGTTCGTCCCCAGACACCGACGCAAGCTTGCGGTACCGCAAGCCGAGGAGACACCGATTATGAAGAAGCAGCAGCTACGCCCGAGCTACTACAGGGTGACCGTCCCGGCCCGGAAGGTCGGCACGGAGGCCGGGGCACCGGATGAGTGGCTGGGCCCGGTCGAGGTCGAGTGCTTCGACTTGATCGACGCCCTCGGCCTTGGGTTCTACTCCGGGAACGTCCTGAAGTACCTGTTCCGCCTGGGACGGAAGACTAAGTCGATGCTGGACGATGCGCGAAAGATCGCGACGTATGGGCAGCAGACGCTCGAGCGCGAGGTCCAGGACACCGATCAGGACACCGGTCAGCAGACGCTCGAGCCCGAGGTCCAGGACACCTTGCCCGTGGAACTGCAATGCGGAAAGCCATCCCAGTCAGGGCTGAATGTCGGCGGATGCGTCCGCTGGAATGGCCACAGCGGGGCGTGCAACTACGATCAGAACACCGATCCAGACCGGGACGCGTACACCTATGAGCGACGCCTCGATCCGCGCCACTAGCCGTCTGTTGGCGGCGGACTGCACCGACCCACACACCCGGGCCGCGGTGCTCGCGGGGATGGTTCGCGCCGGGCGCCTGGATCGCCGACGTGTCGCGCTCGCCAGTTACCTCGGCGACGAGGCCGCGCTGATGGTAGAGCCGGCGGCCCGGCTGGAGGTGCCGGACTATGCGACGGACTGGAGTCCTGCACAGCAGGTGTTACGGTTGGGTGGGCTACCCCAGGTCGAGCTCGTCCGCCTCGCGGCAGACTGCACCGAGCACGCGATTTTGTCAGTAAATTGCGGCCACGCGCAAGACGATATCGATGCAGCTATCGAGGCTGCCCGCGCGTGGGCGAGTTGCCCGTGCGAGGAACACCGGGCGGAGGCTGAGGCTGCTTCGTGGTCGGCTCGAGCGGTGTCTGCGGCGGCGTCTGCGGCGGCGTCTGCGGCGGTGTCTGCGGCTGAGGAAGCGGCGGCGTGGGCGGCGTGGGCGGCGTGGGCGGCTGCGGAGGCGGCGGCGTGGGCGGCGGCGTGGGCGGCAGAGTC